CTACCCAATCGGTCGCTCGACCAGACTCTCTCGCCAGTTCCCTTCGAACCCGAACAGCGGCGCCGGGATCGGCTCCGAGAGCCAGAAGTCAGTGAACGCTGCGACGTTCGGCTCGAGGAACCAGTGCGCCTCGCCATTGGCATCGATCGCCCACCAACGTGCAGTTTTCGGGGCCTTCTTCCAATCAACCTCGAACTTGACCATGCCGACCTCCGTCGTGAAGACGGAAGTCTAGGCGATCAATGTGGCAACGTCAGGGCGTCGTAGTCGCGCTCGCACTGCTGGCCGGCGATGCGGGCGCGGTCAGCGTACTCTGCCAGATCGCCCGCGCGCTGGTCAGCGCGGCCGAGCACGTCGGCAAGCAGATCGAGGGCGTCGCCGGTTGCCGGGCCTCCGGTGGTAGCGGCGGGATGGCGGGCGGCTGCGACGAGCTGGTCGACGCGCTGCTGCAGGCTGACAGCGGCAGCGCGAGCAGCAAAAGCATCCGCGAGCGCGGCCGTGCGTTGTTGGTTCGCATCGTTTGCGATCTCCTGTTGTGCCGCGATGCGGCGTTGTTCTTCAGCGCGCGCCGCCATGACGGAAGCGAGCTGCGCCTTCTGCGCGGCAGCAACCGTCGTGTGCACGCCGTCGGCGTGTCCCTTGAAGTAGCCGCCGGCGAGGCCGGCGACAGCCGCCGCGATGACGGCGAGCCAAACACGGGGATCGAGCCAGGTCATTTCCGTTCCTTCGCATGCAACTGCTTGAGCTCGTCCGGCGAGTAGACGAAGTCCGGCAGCAGGAACGCCTGCACGCTCCAAACCGGGTCGCTTTCCTCATGCCGGCCGTGATCCTTGCCGCGGTGGTGCAGCGCGCAGAGCAGCAGCTGGTTGTAGGTCGAGTCGACGAACGCCTCGGGCTTCGCCGGATCGAACGCGTCCCAGTCGAAACCCTGCGTCAGCCGGATCACGTCCCAGACGGGGTGCTGGCGCGGGATCGGCACGACACGCTGCAGCTTGTGGCTGAACATCGTGTCAACCTGGTTCAGCGCGACGCCGCGAATCCACTTCCAGTCGATCGCGTGCGAGAACGCCCACTCGAAGAACCGGTGGTGCGACTCGACCGCCTGGTCGTCGCCGCACACCGCGCAGACGTAGCCGCCGGCCGCCTTCATCACGCGCTTGCTCGCGCGAAACGTCGGTGATTCGGTGCGCGGCTCGTGATCGGGATAGAAGACGTCCTCGGCGAGCGTGCGCCGCGTTTCATGAGTGTTCGTCGTCATAGGTCGCGCTCGCACAGTGCGCGCTCTTCGGCGCGGCGTTTCACCAGCCCGGGCGGCACGCGACCGCCGGCGGTCACCCATTGCGGCCGCCCGTTATCCGCCTCGTTCATCGCGCGGCACGCGCCCTTCCAGTCGCCAGCGTTGAACCGCTTGGCCGTCGTGCTGCCGCAGTACGCGCCAGTGCCGACGTTGTAAGCGAAGCTCACCGCGGCCGCGAGCTGGTACGTGTGGCCCTTCAGGACGGGCGTGCACTTCAGCACCGGCTCGGCATGCTCGATCAGCCGTTGCTCGAGTCGCGCGCGACACTCTTCCGGCGTGAAGCGCTGACCGGCGCGCACGTCCTTCGTGTCGCCGTAGCACGCCGTGATGATCCCGATCGGGTCGGGCCGCGCGACGAGCTCGAGCCCCTCGAACTTCGGGACCACGGAAAAAAGAAGGGCCGCAGCAGCAGCCCCCACAACACCCGCCAGTGTCTTCTTCGGTACGTTAGCCATCGAGCAGCGCCCTCTTCCCTTTGTTCTTGACCAGGTAGTACGCCTGCAGCCCGATGTACGCGATCGTCGCGACGGCCACCCACCAGTTGATGTCGTGGCTGGTCAGCCACAGCCAGAAATTGCTTCCCACCGCCGGCGCCGCCTTGGCTGCGCTCACCGCGAGATCGTTCTTCATCAAGCCCCCGAAATGAAAAAGCCACCCGAAGGTGGCGGTGAAATATTCTTGACAACTAGACCCATTGGGTCTAAATTAACGGGTAGCGGTAGCGCATCCCGCGCGGCCCGACATCCCGAAAGGAAATGACCATGAAACTCGCTTTTCGCGCGCGCTCGACGCGCGCCTGCTCTCATGCCCATCAAGTACACGCCTCCCGGAACGCGGGATCTCGCGACGCTCAAGCACGAGCTGAACATGACCGGCAGGCAGATGGCCGATCTGTTCTGGCTGGCCGGCGATCATCAGTGGCGCAAGTACACCGGGGGACAGTCGCCGAGGGAGCTGAGCCCGCATATGGCGTTCGTGGCTGCCGCGAAGCTCACCCTTACGGCGGACGAGTTCGCACGCATCCTCGCGAAGATGGCGGCGTTCGGCGCGCACGTCGAGGAGGCGCCCGATGGAGAGCCGCAGCAGTAGCGATGGCCCTTGGCTGCAGCGCAGCCCTGACCGCGTGCGGAGGCGGCGATGATGGCACCGGCGCGCCCACGACACAACCCGATCCCGCGCCGAGCACCTCTCCTGCCCCTTCGAAGACCGTCAAAATCGCGATGTATGGCGATTCGACTGCATACGGCACGACGTTCGAGGCAGGCGCTTACGTCCAGTCTCCGCACAACGAGCCTGCATCGATTCAGTTCGCCCTTCAGCGCAAGTACGGTACCGCGGTGACTGTCGAGAACCGAGGAGTGCCGGGATCGACCTGCGGACAGTGGATGTGGGGGCAAAATGACGTCAAGCAGGCGTGGACGGTCGAAATGGCGAAGTCCGACGCGCAGATCATCACGATGAACTGCGCGATCAACGATGCCTTCCTCCCGAACGAAACCGACCAGGACTTCCAGTACGTCTACGGGCAGTTCGCGCAGATCGCCCGCCAATACGGAAAGACCTTCGTCATCGTCACACCGAACCCGATCGACGACCCGCATAACGATCGCCTCGAGGAACTCGTGCGCAGTCAGCACTACGTCGCGCAGATCCAGCAGGTCGGGATCATTGACCAGTGGAGCGCGATTCAGCAGGCGATGCCGAACTGGCAGGCCAACCTGCCCGACCGGATTCATCCGAATGGCGCTCTCTACGAATACATGGCTCAGATTTCCGCTGCCGCCATGGATAGCACCGTGGGCCGATACTTGGCCAACTGATGCATGCCATTGAATGAGAAGTCGATATGGCAGAATATGCCCAATTTCCCACGATTTCTCTCCCCTGATGCACCGGAATAATTTCGATTTTTTGCGACTGTTCGCTGCGCTCATGGTCGTTGTCGGACATGCGTACGGCATCATGGCGCACGAACAGCCGACTTTTCTCGGCCCGCAAATTTCGGTTCTTGGGCTCATTATTTTCTTTTCGATCAGCGGCTACCTTGTGACGCGCAGTTGGGCCAATGATCCATCACTGGTCCGATTTCTTCTAAAGCGTGCACTCCGGGTTTTTCCAGGGCTGATCGCAGCAATCTCGGTGACGACCTTCATCATTGGGCCGATCGCATCAGACCTGCCACTGATGTCATATCTGACACACCGTGATACTTACGCCTACCTCATGAACGGCGCCCTCCGTTATACCTACGGACTGCCCGGCCTATTCATCGACAACCCGATCTCAGGGGCAGCAAACATATCGCTCTGGAGCCTTCCGGTTGAATTCTCTCTCTACCTGGCAACCCCTCTCGTCGCGGTGCTTGCAGCGCGTCGCCACGCGTTTGCACTCGGGCTGCTGACAATTGCCCTCGCGTTCTCCTCCATCTACCTCGTGTACTACTACCGAGGACAGCATCCCGTTTTCTATGGAACGGATCTGATCTCAGCCTCGGGAATGGTCTTCTTCTTCACCTCGGGTGCATTTTTCGCGGCATCACGGAGCAAATTCTATCTGCCGATTGGGTGCCTTCTATTCGCGGCCTGGATCTTTGAACCTCGATACTTCGAAGGCATTTTGCGATTCCCTGTCGCGATGCTTGTCGCATTCGCAATACCTTACATTGTGATGACCATCGGAATGCGATCATGGCCGATAATTCGGCATGCTGGCCGATTCGGTGACTTATCGTATGGCATCTATCTCTATGCCTTCCCAGTCCAACAAATCATCGCGCGGCGTCTCGCAGGGGAGATCCCGGTAGGTCTTTCGATCGTTCTGTCTCTGGCAATCATTATTCCGCTCGCCTTTGCCTCCTGGCATCTGGTCGAGAAACGAGCCCTGAAGGTAAAGGGAGCGGAGTTTAGTCGGCAACCGGCGAGGGAATCGCCTGTTGAGCCAACCGAGGCAGTGCGTTGAAGAATGCAGCATAACGAGGATCGGTCAGATCGATCTTCCCTTGATTGGGGAAGACCTCACGGTCTTGCTCGTTGGCAAATACGGCGGTGATGACTTTCTCGTCTGCGTCAGAAAACTGTACGAACATGTCAGCTCCTCAAAAATCATAACTGGCAACGCTTATCGTGAACGTCGGCGTACCGGCCGATGATGTCGCTGTGTAATAGAGCGTCTGCGAAACAGTGATCGGCAGGTCCTTGTAGTTCGTCGAGATGCCGCCCGAAGCGCTCACGCTATTGTTCAACCCCTGAATGCCGACACTCGTCGATGCCGCATAGACACTGAGCGACGAGTTCGGCGTCGAGGACGTCGACGATACTGATATCGTACCGGACACCCTTCGCGCATTCGGCGGCACTGCGGAGGAAATCGACAGTGCCGTCGGCGATGCTTGCGTGGTGCTCGACGTCAGCACAGTAACGAACGGGATCGAGATCACTCGATCGACCTGCACGCCCGTGATGAACTGCTCGCTCCCATTCGTCGGCCACACGCTCACCAGCGCCGAAGCGGTATAGCCGGTCGGCATGTTCGCGCCGCCGTACACGCTCCCCTGCACCGCGCTCGTTGCGTTCCTCGCGAGCAGTGCGCTTGCTCCGGTCGTAGGGTTGTAGATCGCGTACAGCGCAACGTAGCCGCTCACCGGCGCGCTGCCCGTGTCCATGCCGCCCGCGCCGGTCGTCGCGAGGTTGATCGTCTTGCTGAAACTGGCGAGCCGGTAGAAGCCGCCACCGAGCGCGGTTTCGACGACGATCTCATCAGCAGTGAAGGTCGCCGATGCGCTCGCTGCTGCTACGTTCATGCTGGCGTTGCGCATGGCTCCGACGACGCCGCCGGATGTCCGCTGCGCGGTACTCGCAAATGGCAATTGAGCGCTTCCGCCAGTCGCAACCCATTGGCTCGGCGGAATCGCGACCAAGAGAAGGTTATCGCCCGGCCCGACAACGACACTAGTGGCATTGCCTCCGCAAAGAATTGAATCTGAGCCTGCCCGAGTCACCGTGACCGAAGTGTTGCCGGCATTGGAATTGTTGAACAAGAACGATCCGCCAGCAGGCATTGCAGAGCACGATGGAAGCGTGAAAGTCGACGCGGAATTTCCCCAAAAATTGATGACTGAGCCAGATTGCGAAGCCGTGAGAGTCTGACTCGACGTGTATGCATAGAATGCTTGGAAATTGCCAAGCGACCGCTGCGCGAATGCCGTCGTCGCGAGCTTCGTGCTGTTGTCGAACTGCGGAGCCGTGATCCCTGCTGCGTTGATCGCTGCCTGTAGGTTCGCCAACAGCGTCGCGATCGTGCCGTCGTCGACGGAGTTCTGGCCCGAGAAGTTCGCCGTGAACTGCGCGAGTACCGCCGCCATGATCGAGCTCTGGCGCCATACCTTGTTGAGCTGCGCCGACAGCGCGGTGCCAGATTGAAATCCCGACAGACGGGCCGTGAGAGCCGCGTAGGTCGCCTGATCGATAACGTTCGGGGAGCTGCCTCCGCCGAACACGAGAAAGTCGTTCGTTGCCATCAATGCTCCGAGCATAAAAAAAGCCACCCGAAGGTGGCTTGCAGACAATGCAATTGGCGGTTAAACGGGGCGGCTCCAGGCCCCAACGTCGAATCCGGCCACGAGTTGATTGCTCATGTCGAATCCGAACAGGGGTGATCCGTCGACGGTCGTCACGATCGTGTAGTTGACGCGGACGCCTTCAGGCTTGAGCGGGATGTAGCCCCCTGACAAAAGCGCAAGGAACGTCGCCGGCGGGACCTTCCCGGCAATGCCGATCGTCATCGACATGTCCTGGTGGTCTTCGATGAAGACGTGCGTATCCGCGTCGAAGATGCTGTTCAGGATCGCGGCGCTTTGCTGCAGCGTCCCGTCCCAGTGGTTCGCGCCGATCTTCGCGCGGATGACCAATCGATACGTGTCATCGTCGAGGATCGTGAGCCCCGTATCGGGATCGAACGGTCCTTTCCACGTGCCTTGATCGAAGCCGAGGCCCGCGATGTCGAACGAGAAGTAGACGCCGGTCAACGGTGTGCGAATTTTCCGAGACACGCCAACCCAGAGGCCGACATCGTCCAGTTGCACGCCGACCGCGTTGTCGAGGTCGAACTTACCCGGCATGCTCTCCAGCACATTCATCTGTTCGACGAGCGGCTGCACAAGCGCGCTGACGCTTGCCATGAAGCGCGGTTTGTCGCTGTGCTCCGATGTGATCAACACGGTGTAATCGGTCAGATCCGCCATCAGGTCACCACCAGTGTCACGTTCGCTGGCGTGCAAGACGCCGCCTCGTTGAACAACAGCGCGACGTCCGGCGCGCCGGCGCCGCGCGGCCCGGTCAGCGTCAGGCCCGACAGCTTGAACGTCACCCCACCACCGACGCTGTTCGCCGCGGTCAGGGCGTCACCCCATTCGACGCTGCCAGATAGGCCGCCGCCGATCTGCACGCCGTTGATGTAGTCCGACACAGCCTGCTGAATCTGCTGGCCCGCCTGGCTGGTGTAGCCGGTGAGCGCCTTGATCGTGACCGTGGCGCCGATCGGCGCGGCCACCGGTCGGAAGAACCGGATCGTGATCGGACGGCCGTAGATATCCGCGACGATGATGGCAGTCGTGCCATACGTCCCGGAACCCGGCGTCTTCTTCGCCGCGATCGCATTTGCGATCGCCGTGGCATCGCCGCCCTCGACGACCAGCGAAATCGAATGCGACGGGATGCCGTTCGCGTCCGTCGTATCCGTGTCATTTTCGTATGCGACATACCGGGTGACGCCCGGAACGTTCGCCACCGCGCCGATGATGCCGTCGAGCACCGTGAGCGACGGTAGCGCGGTGGACACCGTCTGCCGCTGCCTCAGCACCGCGTCCTTCTCGACTGGCGCGCCCTCAGCGGCGTCCGCCGGATTCGTCACCGACTGCCAGCCGAGTGTCGGCGTCGCGATCTGGTTGATCGCGCCAGCGCGCGCAGAAATGTCGCCGATCGTCGCGCACGTGGCCGTAACGGTGATCGTGCCGCTCGGCGGAATCGTCACGCTAGCCGGCAGCATCCACTGTACGCCGTTGGCGTCCTTCGCAGCACCGTTCGTAATTGTTTTGCCAGCCTGCCCGACCAGCACCAGATCGGCGCTCGAATACGACGCGACCTTGCGCGCAATGCCGTTGATCTTGACGTTGCTCGACAGCGCGTCTTTCTGCGCGGTGGCCGGGCTGAACGACCGGTAGATCGCGACCGCGACCGAATTGACGTCGCTGATCGCTTTCGCGAACACGCCGAGCAGTTGGCCGTCCTGACTGTCCGACTCCAGGTACGTGTCGGCGCCATAAATCGAGCGGTACTGGTCCTGCAGATACGCGATCACGTCCGCGTACGTCGGCGCGGTGATGCCGTTCGCGTCGATGGTGGGTGCGAGGGTCGTGAGAGTCACAATGTCGCCTGTACCGTGGTGGTGCCGTAAATGGTGTTGATCGTCGCTGTGACGGTCAGCACGCGCGTCTCCGGATCAACCGTGCTCGAGTAGCTAACGAGCTCGGTCACGCTTTGCGTGCCGAGGATGCACTGGCGGATCGCCGCGTCGTACTTGCCGCTCGTGTACTTTCCGAGCACGTCGGTCGCCCATGGCATGCCGGCCGTCGTGTCGAGGAACCATTCGCCGCGCAGCAGGCGCAGGCGCGTCAACACGGCTTGTGCAACCGTCTCAGGCGTGTTCACAAGGAAGTCGGCCGCGCCGCCGCCGAAGACATAGTCGCCGTCGGCGTCGAGTTTTCGGTACCGCATAAGTCCCTAAAAACGAAAAACCCCGCGCGAGCGGGGTGTAGTCAAGGAATTCGCAGGGATAGGACCTGCTCGCCATAACGGGCTTTAATCTGGTTCATCGCGGAATCCCGGGGAACGCGGCGCGGATCTTGAGGAAGAAGTATTGCTCGTCGCGGTACCCGTAAGCGCGGCGCTTGATGACCTTGATCGTGTTGTTGATGCCTTCGACGACGCTGGTATTGAGCGGATGGCGGCAGCGGGCCACGATTCCGTGCCAGTAACCCTGCAAGCGCTGGGCGAACTTTTGCAAGGCGGCGATCCCGCTTTGCTGAGCCTGTTCGAACCATTGCCCCCAAGCCTTTTCCGCCCAGGCCGGCTTGCGGTAGAACCAGAGCCGTTTGAGCTCGTCGCGCAGCACATAGACGCATAACAGCGACTGATTGGCCGCCAGCAGTTCCTTCAGATGCACGGCCTGTTCTGGCTTCAGGTTATGACGGTTGCGCAGCAGCAACCAGCGACTGGACTTCAGAACCTTGCGGGCCGGCTTGTCATGTCGCAGTTGGTTGGCCTGATCCACCCGTACCCGATCGATCACCTCGCGACCGTACTTGGCCACGACGTGGTACAGGTCAAAGACGATTTCCGCCTGTGGGCACTGTTCCTTGATCTCCAGCTCATAGGCCGTGGTCATGTCGATTGCGACCGCTTCGATGCGCTCGGCCACGCCTTCGGGGAGTTGTTCGAAGAAGGCGCGCGCCGTCTCGCGTGACCGTCCGGGCCCAACCCAGAGGACCTGCCGGCCGATCGGATCAACCACCACCGTGGCGTAGCGATGGCCTTTATGGAGCGCGAACTCGTCCATCGCCAGATAACGGATCGTCGACCAGTCCGGTTCGGCCACGCGCGCGCGCAAGCGCATCTTGTCGATCGATTTGACCGTGTGCCAGCCCAGTTCGTAGAAGGCCGCCACGGCCTGTACGCTGGCGGCCTGCAGCAACTTCTCGCAGGCCTTGGCAAACCGCTCCGTCACCCGCTGGTAGCGGCCCAGCCAGTCCAGCTTCTCCAGCCGCGCTGCGCCGCAGCGTTCGCACCAGACTCGGCGTCGAGGCACGTGCAGCACCACCCGGTACTCGAACAACGGCAGATCACGTACCCGCCGTACGGTCGTTTCATGAATCTGCTGGCAACGCGCACCGCATTGCTCGCAGTACATGATCTGACTGACCGGCTTCAGGTAGAGCGACAGCGTGCGGCTATCGCCCTGCGGCCACTCCACCCGCTCCAGCCGATAGCCTGTCCAGCAACCTAGTGCCTGAAGTGCCTTGCGATCGAGCAATTCCGCCTCCTGACATCCATAAAATCAGGCGTCAGGTTACGCAATCGTTCTCCAAGTCTCCACGGTTTTCTGCGATGAACCTTTAATCTTCCGCTAGGTCGAGCTCCTGCTGAGCGCCAAAACGCTTTGCGAACTTTGCTTCGTATTCGGCCGACGTAGCCGACGACTCCGCCATTTCCAACACGCGGCCCATGTGCATACGCAACGCCCGCGTACCGACTTCGTTCAGGAACTGAAACAACTTCTTCTTCCCGGGATCTTTGTCGCGCAATGCTCGCAGTAGCTCGAGGATGCGCCCGCTGCTCTTTGCTAGAGGGTAGTAGATATGGCGTCGCGTCAAGTGCATCAATTGCCACGGCTTACCACGAACCGGAATGGGGATCTGATACAGTCGGTGCCATGCCATGTAAAGCTCGCTAGGAAACTCCTGCTCATACTTCTTGGCCTCGTTCTGTACAAACGCCTTGAATGCAGAAATCACCTCTTCTACTTCTGGACGATATCCTGCCAAGGCATACACGAGACCCTTAATCCCTGCTTTAGACGACGCATTCAGCAGAATTCGGGCATTGGTCGCCAGATGTTCCTGGTTCTTCGAAAGCGCCCCGTCTGTATCAGCCTCCAAAATGGAATTGCAAATTTCCATGAGGAGCGAAACATCGTAGCCATTCACCGCCGATGGAGGCTGCTCCGCGCCGCCGGAACCCCATTGAAACTTAATGGGATTTTCGATTTTCTTGAGGACATCCGCGCTCAGGTAGTTCGACATCGCCCGACTCGCGATGAATCGCGGAAAAGCGTTCCCACGAGACGACAGTCCGAGAGCAACACCCATCCCTGTCTGGCTGATGACCGCCGTTTTCTGTTCGTCGTTGAGCACATAACACTCAACGTCAATTCCAAAATCGTCCTTGAAGTTGCCTCGATGGGTCGCCTTAAGCCCATGGCGGGCCAGTGCGGCCTTCTTCGCGATCAACGACCGCTGCTCCTGAGTCAAGGCTGTTGCTCTCGCTACCCCACCCTTTGCGCGATTCGCAACCTTTTTGGCGGCTGCTGACTTTTTCTTGGGCTCATTCATGCAAGCACCTCCTTAGATGGCATGCTTGCAATATAGCCGCACATCAGCTTAATTTGCAAGCACAATCTTCAATCTCATGCTTGCTCCGCATGTGCGCAACTCCCTGTGCGATCCAGATGGCTACGGCAACTCGACGGTCAATTGACCGCGCCGGTATTGCCGCCCTGAGCATCGGGGTGCGTGTGCGTGTCGTCTACGCGCTTGCCGTTCGCCGTAATCTGGCCGATCACATTGAGGATGCCGTTGAACACCGCCGCGGCGCCGCTCGCCGCACTGCCGACCATGCCGCCGACGAACGTCAGGAGGCCCGTGATCGTGACGGCCGCTGAGAACGTCGACAGCGGGGCGACGACGTCAAAGCCACCCGGCGCGACGATCTTCACCTTCTGCAGCGTCGGGTTCAGGTCAATGTACGTCGCGCCGTCGTCGCTGCGCAGTTGCGTCGAGCTGCCGCTCACGCCGGCGAGCGCGCGCAGCCTCGATCGAAAGCCGAGCAGCACGAACCCGTCCGACAGGTCGTGCATGCGCAGTTCAGCCTGCTCCTGCACGCCGCCCGACTGCCACCAGGCATCGATGCAGCGCGAGGCAAACACGACCAGGCATTCGTCTCCCTGCTTGACCGGGAACGTCAACGTACAATCGCCGCCAGCAGGGAACTGGGCCGGGCAGTCGACCAGCAGCGGCAGCGCGACGCTCTGGATCGTGCCGTCGATGCTGCGGACCTGCGCCTTGATCGCTGGCTGCACACTGCATGTCAGCACTGCAGCATCGAACGACTGAATGATGCCGGGCAGCGCCGTCCAGATGCCCGCGCGCACGCCGTCAAACGCTTCACGCAGGGCGACCTCCGGGTCGCCTACCCTTTCACGTCGATCCATGGGATGAAAATGAAAAAACTGCTGTTGACCGCCACGCTTCTCACGCCGCTCGCTGCTGTCGCTGACGACGCCTACGTCTACCCGTTCGCCGGCATGAAGGTCGGCGCCACGGTCGAGAACGAATTCCCGACCATCCTGTACACAGGCCGGAAGTGCGATCTGCCGCTCGCCAATGCGAAGAACATGCGGCACTACGAGTCGTATCGCGGCGTATGGGACATCGGCTGCTGGGGTGTCACGATCGACGGCGATGCCGTGATCATCGTGCCGCAGATGCCGACGAAGTCGACGCCACTTAACGTGCTCGCGCGGGCGGACGTGAAGCGCAGCGGCGACACCACGACGATGACCATCAAGGCGCTGCCGACGTACGGCCGCTAACCGTACCGCTTGATGACACCATCCGGCGGTACAGTGGCTTTGTCCCTGAACGAGTCAGGCAGCACCGTGACGTCGGCCGCAAGACACGTCACGCTCGTGTACCACTCTTGGCCGCGCGTATCTCCGCTGATTTCCGCAAGCATCACGTAGTAGAAGCCGTCGTCCTGCAGCTTCGCCTGCATCTCGATCCGCTCATTCTCGGCCTGCTGGCCCACGTTCAGGCTGTACTCGTATTGCTGGATGCTGGCGTTGTCGAGCCAGATCAGCCGGCCGATCTTCACGCTCGGGTTCAGCAGCATCTTCACTTCGATGCCGTTCGCCGTCTGCTGCGGCAGCCCGACCATGCCCGTCTCGGATGTGATCTTCGGAATATCGCCCGGAATGTACGCGGTCTCGGGCACCATCACGACCTTGCCGTCCTGGATGCTCCAGACGGTTTGCGTGGTGCGCGCGGTCCAGCGCATGAAATCGCGCGCCATGCCGAACATCACCTTGCCGCGGGGCAATGGATTCGAAGGCAGCTCAGGGAGATAGCCCGGCTGCACGCCGTACGGATTCATTGCCGTACAGGCGGCAGCTACGTGATCAGCTGGCGTCGAGCCGGCCGCAAGCGTCGTGTTCACCACCGCGAAGTTGTACGCGGAGTCGCCGTCCGCCGCCGTGATGTCGAGGAACGTATCGGTCTGGCTCTCGCGCCCGCGGCGCACCTGCTTGATCTGACCGTCGAAGATGATCCCGTAGTTGCCCTCGTAGCCGGCCTGCAGCACGACGCGCGTGAACTCCTTCCGCGCGCGCCGCGCTGTCGTCGCGGACACGTTGTAGACCCGGATGCGCGCCGAATTCGGCGTCTGCAGGTCGCCCCGCTGCACCCGGAACACGATCCGCAGCTCGGACAGGTCGAGCGCTTCGCCGCTGTCGAAGCCGATGATCAGGGATACCTTGCGGCCGAACTGCTCAACGCTCATTGGTCCGTCACCCAGAAAACGTGCGATCCGATGCCCAGATCCTCGAACGTCGGAACGTCGTCAGGATCAGCGGCACCCTGCACCCACAGGCGCCCTTGGAAACCCAGGTGCTTGTACTGCGCGAGCAGGTCGACGCCGGTCACCAGCGGGATGCCTGACACCAGCGGGTTGTCCGAGGCGTCCGCGATGTCCAGCACCCATCCCGCGCCGCCAGCCTTGCGGTACTGGACGGTCACGCGATAGTCGGTCCCGCTCAGCGTCACGGTGAAGCGCTCCGGACGCGGGGAAAACGGAATCTCGAAGTAGCTCGGCATCACATACTCCCCGGCGGTACTGCGCCGCCCGGCGATGGCGTCGCCGGCACGGCGGCCTTCGTACCGCCGTTGCCGGTCTCGGCCGTCGACGCCGGGTCGGCCTGGTTCTCGCGCGGCGGCAACTTCGTCACCTGCGTCGACACGATGCGGATCTGCTTGAGCGTCGCCGTCAGGATCAGCGCGCTCGACGTCTTCGCGTCTACCGTGAGCCGCAGCCCCTGCAGAAGCATGTTCTGGTAGGTGCGGCGGCTCGTCGTGACGTCGAACGGCGTGCGGGCCTGCTGCAGCGCGAGCAACTGCGAGTAGATCGCGTTGATGTACTGCGCCGACGGCAGGCCGCCGCCGTCGAACGTCGCCTCCGCCGCGCCGAGCAGCGCCTCGTAGTCGGCATTGCTCCAACCGCACCGCATCGAGAGATCCGGCTGCCGCTTGAACGCGTGATCGGTGATCTGCGCCCCTTGCTCGACCGGATGCTCGGTGATCATCAGCTCGTCGTTGTAGACCTCTTCGATCGCGACCTGCACCGTGATGCTGCCGATCTTCTTCGGAGAGATCATGATCATGTCGAGGGTCATGCGATCACTCCCTGTAGATTGCGCACCATGTCTGCGTTCACCGCGCGCTGCTCGCGCTCGACGGCGCGTCCGGCCGCCGAAGGATCGCCTGCGCCGGTCACGTGGATCTGCGTGGACTGGTGCAGCTCGACCTTCGCCGGGCCGCCGCGCGCCGCCGACTGCGCAGCCAGCGCGCCGGCCGGCTGGTACGTCGCACGCGTGTTGCGCAGCGCGGATTCCATCTCGGCGGCCGTGATGCTCGCGCGGTTGTTGCCCTTGCCGGCGTAGTAGCTGCGGCCGGTGTCCGGGTCCGCGACGCTCGCCCACTCGCGCGACGCCGCGCGCAGCGCGCCGCGCAGATCGTCGCTACGCCCTTCGACGTAGTCGGCGATCGCACGGCGCTTGTTGCGCACGAGGTACTGCTCAAAGATCCGGTCCTGCAGCTTCCGGTCGAACATCTCGGACCCGTTCAGCTTCAGCGATCGTGCCGCTTCGGCGAGCGTGCTGCCGATAATCTGGTACCGGCCGGCAGCGTTGAACTGCCCTGCGCGCTGCGCGGCCATGACCTGCGCGAGCGTCATGCCCTCGAGGTTCTCGGTGCCGGCGCGGTATCCGCCGCGCGCGCCGCGGTTGACGCTGTTGTAGTCTCCCTCGCCGCGCGCGATCAGTCGGCCGAACGCCGTATCAGCGAGGCGCGACATCGCGCCGGCAAGGTCGACCGGCGCGACAGGGGCAGGTCCCGGTGCCGCCCCAGATGCAGACACACGCCTCGGAGTCGGCGCAGGAGCAGCGCCGCGCGGCGACGTCAGCTTCGCGCCGCCACCGTCCTTCACGCTGTCGATTTCGGCCTGCGTGTAGCCGCCGGTCGAGTCGAGGCCGCGCCGATCCTGCAGCGTGAGGATGTCCCACAACGAACGGAACCGGCCGCCCGACAGCTTCGTGATCAAGCCGTCGATCTGGTCGCGCACGCCGTCGCCGATCTTCCAACCGAGAAAGGCGGCGCCGACGGCGGCCGCACTTGAGGCCAGCGCGGCAAGCTCAACACCCATCGCGGAGAGCAGACCAGTTGCGCCACTGGCCGCCGCGCCACCGGCGCGCAGCGCCGCCACGATCTTCCAGAGACCGCCGGCGATCTTGAACACGCCCAGCGCCTTCAGCGCCACCCCGAGCAGCAGGATCTTCGTCGACCAACCATCCGTCGCCCGGTCGAGCTCGATAAACCGGTCTACCAGCTTCGCAAGCGGCGGCCCCGCGGCCTCGGCCACTTTCAGGATCGCGCTCGCGATGTCGGCGATCCTGTTCGCGATCTCGTCACCGTGGTCGTCCATCCACCGTTGAAACCGATCGAGACTGGGCCCGACCTTCTGCAGCATCGCGCCCTCGACGCGGATGCCAAGGTTCTCGAACGATGTGCCGAGCCCGCGCAGCTGCGTCATGAAGCGGTGCGAATCGTCGGCCGCCTTGTCCAGGCCGGTCGTCTTCGACATTTCGCGGTACTGCGCGAGGAGCTTTTCGAAATCCCCGTTACGCATCGCGAGCATCAGGTTCTCGTCGATTCCGAGGATGTTGCCGTACTGGCTCGCGAGCCACGTCGGCTTGTTCGCCAGCGATTTCCCGAGGTCGGACATGGTGTCGACCGTGTCGCGCAGCTCGCCGTTCGCGTTGCGCGTCTGCACGCCGAGCGTCGCGAGGTAGCCCTCGCCGGCCGGGTTGTTGCGCAGGAAGCGCGCGAGGTTCTCAATCGTGCCGGTTGCCGCCTCGGCCGAGACGCCCATGTTGCGCGCAGCGAACTCGAAGCCGCGGAGGTTGGTCGCCGACGCACCGGTGCGCTGCGACACGAAGTACAGGCGCTCGAGCTTCGATGCAAATGCCGCGACGCCCGCGCTCACCGTCAGCGCTGCACCGGACACCGTGGCTATCAGCTGCTTGACGCCCTTCGTCGTGCCTTCGACGCCTTCCTTGAAGTTCTTCAGGCCCTTTTCGTCGACCTTGAAGCCGAGCGCGACCAGGAACTCGCGGATGACGACCGAATCAGCCATTTTCTCTTTCCATCTTGCGGCGGTACGCCGCCTCGTTGTCTGCCCGGACGGCGAGGGAATCGTTCATGAGCGCGACGTCGGCCAGGCCGAGCGTTCCGTCGAGCAGCGACTCGTACCGACACATCTGCGCATGTACGGGCGCGAGCAGCCAATCCTCACCGCCGGGCAGCGTGCGGATCCAGCCTACGTCGCCGCCGGGCTGCTCGCTTGGCTGGTAAGCAGCCCGCTGATAAAAGGGCCGAGATTCGCCACCACGACGCGCACGACCAGCGGCAGCATCACGTCGATACCGATGTCGTCGAACATCGACGTCTTGTGCGCGATGTTCCAGACCTTCGCCCAGCTGGCGCCCTGCCAGCGCTCGACAACGGACAGGCACGTGCCGAAGACGTACTCGGCGTCCTCGTCCTTCAGACCGGCCAGCGCATCGGCGAACGGTTGCAACACCGGGGCGATCGCGTCGACCATCGACAGCAGCTCGCGCGAGCGGTCGGCCGCGGGCGCCGGCGCTTCCACGCCCGGGGCTTCCGTGTCGCTTGCGCTCTCTAACAGCGCTGCGAGCGCGGCGTTCGCGCGCGCCTGCTCGCGCGCGACGTCGGCCTGCTCGAGCTCGGCGTAGAACTTCATCAGCACCGGGACCATCGGAGGGATGATCGGCGCGATGCGACGCGACACGTGGAACTGCTGCATGGCGTTCAGCTTGCCGATCACGTACCGGCCACCGTTGAGTTGAATTTCAGTCACCATGTTCAGTACGTCCCGAGGATGCCGTCGATCTTGATCGCGTCGAAGACCCATTCGACGATGTCGCCGTCCTTCGCATACTTCAGGTCCGGCGCCTTTTTGAACGCGCAGCTCCGCGCGGTCGTCACGTCGCCGGCGGCCGTCTGCCGAACCTCGATCAGGTTCTTGCCCCACAGCCGACTGTCGAGCGACTGTGCGTCGTACAGCGCCATCAACTTCGCGTTGATCGGCGCCGTCTTGAGGTAGCGCAGCGTGACCTGGCCGGACTTGTCGGCATGCAGGCTGTGCATGCCTTCGCCGTCCGAGCCGATCGTCATCGTGTTCTTGTCGCCGGCGCGTACGATCGTGATGCCTTCTTCCGCTGTCGCTTCACCGTAGCCGAGCGAGAACGCGCCGCCCGGGCCCACGAGCGTCGCCGCGACGTCCTGAAAGCTGTAAGTCGTCATGTTGAGATGCCCCTGTTAGCGGTTGACGTTGACGAGGATGTCGACGCTGTGGATCGCCCCGGCTTCCTTCGCCGCGACCTGGAACGTGACGGACTTGCGCGCCTCGCGGTCGGCCTGAGACTGCGTCGCGATCGGCGGTGCGTAGACGTAGTAGCCCTTTGCCAACGTGTCGCCCTGATTCAGCGCGCCGAAGCCCGCCGAGTTCCACACGCCCGGAGCGAGATAGCCGTTGTTCACCGCGGCCTCGCAAGCCGCCGAGATCGTCGCTGCGATCGTGGCGTTGCCGCCGTCGGTCTGCGGGATCTTCGTCGGGCTCTGGTACAGCAGGTTGTAGACGTCCGTCTCGATGCGGTTGCGGAACCAGATCGCGTTGTAGACGGAGTCGGCGAACAGGCCGCTGGGCGTCACGCCGTACTGGATGATCGACGTGTCGTTGCTGTAGTTCACGAACACGTTGCAGTTCTTCGCCTGAAGCGCGTTCGCCTGCGTGCTGGTCAGCTGCTCGGCCGCCACGCTCGGCTCCTGCTTGAACATGAGCGTGATCGTCGTGTTGTTGCCGTTGAAGTTCACCGTCAGCAGCCGGCCGAGCAGCGACGACACCGCGTACGGCGATGAGCTGGAGTACTGCAGGATGGTGTACTTCAGGTTCAGCGCTTTCAGCTTGCTCGCGATGTCGGTCGACACGGTCGAGTCGAGAACCTGCGGGTTCTGCGTCGTGATGCCGTAGAGGTGACGCTGGTCCGCCTCGATGAGGTTCGCGACCGCGATGTGCTGCGCATCCGTGATCGATGCATCGGCGAAGTCGAGGCCGAGGAACTGATTGGCGAATCGGTCGAGAAATACCGCGGCTGCATCGACCGGTTGCTCGGGCGCGATGCCAGTTGCCGGCGTGCCGGCGAGACTGCTGGTCAGGCCGAGCATGGACGAGACGTCCGTGCCACTGCCAGGCGCAGTCGCATACCCGACGGTCGAGCTGGTACCGGACGTGCCCGACGTAACCACGAACTGCGATCCGTTCCACGCGATCGTCGCACCGGTCAACTTCGCGTTGATCACCGTCGCGACGCCGTTCAGGTTCGTCTGCGCGGAAAAATCGAGTGCCGTGACCGTCTTCGCGGTACCGTCGATGGTGATGTTGAACGCGCCCGCCGTCACGGCTCTCCAGACCGTCATGTCCTGCTGCGCGGTCGACAACACGCCGCCGCGCAACGAACCGGACGTCGCGGTCTTCGCCCAGCGACCGATCATCAGTTGCTGCGGTTGCGGCACCTGGTTGAAGTGCAACGCGGCTGCGAAGTACTCGGGCGTGTTCGTGCCGAAATCGGCCGTCACATCGTTGATACCGCCGTACGAGCGCGCGCGCTCGTTGGTGTCGATTACGGCCGACGGGCCGAGAATCAGCCCGGTGTTCATGTTCGCGCCCTGCGCCGCAAGAGCAGCAAGGTTGATCGTCGCGTTGATCAGACGCGATACCGGCAATCCGTTGGACATGCTGGTCCCCTACGAGTGGATATTCGAAACACCGGCCACCGGCGTCGACGCGTCAGTCGTCGTCGCCACGGTGGCCGATTGGAGGTTGAGGACCGCGTAGGTCCGGGTGATCTTGCGGCGCAGCGTTACCGTCATGTCGTACCGGCGCACCCACTGCTGGTTGACCAAGTCCGGCGCCGCGCGGATCGCGCCGACGCCGACGAACGCCATGTCCTGCAGCTGGAGTTGCTCACGGTTCTGCGGGATCGCGAGACCGTCGGCGAGCCGCTGCGCGTAACCCTTCGCGCGCGGCCCGTAGAACGTGCACGGGACGTCGATGTCCTGGTGCCGGATGTACGTGTCGTGACCTTCGCCTGCGCCGTCGTGCTGGATCGCCGGCCCAGCGTCCGGCTCCTGCTCCTGAACGCCGAACGCGCACCAGTCGACGGACGGCTCAGGTTGCTTCGGGACGGTCTGCTGCCAGCGCGGCCGCACGAGATCACCGGGCAGCGCCGTGATGCCCGCAATCAGGTCATGGACGAGATCGTCGAGCGCATCGTCCTCGGCCGGCGGCGCATCGACGGCTGGCGCCAGGTATCCGCCGGTCGAGCTGTCGTTCATGGGGTCACCCCGAAAGAGGCTTCAGGTCGCACGTCGCGCAGACGAAGCCGCGGCCGAAGTGCGAGTAGTCGTTCACGTTCACCACCGTGTAGGTGCGGCCCGCCCACACGACTTCGTCGGCGTCGTGGCCGGCGCTGCCGTCCATCAGCCGGAACATCGTGTGCAGCGTGATCGAACCGATGATTCGGCTGCCGTCCGCGTTGCGGTGCAGGATGTCGCCCTTGTCGCTCGTCACGACGGCCGAGAACGGCATGGATGCGACGGCGTTCTGCGCGCGGCCGTGGTCGTCCACCGTCTGCGTCATGCGGTTGCAGAGCAGGCCGGTGTCCATGAAGTCGGGATCGAGCAGGGCGTCGGTGACGTCGAGGAACGCCATGCGGAGCTCCAATGAAAAAGGGCCGCACGTGGCGGCCCTTCAGGGTTGGGAAATGATCGGACTACGTTTCGTGTCTCGTTGGTCTCAATCGACCGTTACACGCACGAATATGCGTTTGCCACCGGAGGTGACATCAAAGTCATGGAAATATCCTTGCTCGCCGGCAAAAGGCGAACCGCTCAGGCGCACCTCATAAATGTCACCCTTCCATGCACGGAGGCCGTTGCTGATCGCGTTGCAGGCGTGACGGATTTGCCCATCGGACAGCGCAGGATGGATCTCGGCCACGCGCGCGCGCATGCGCTCGAACTGTCTCTCAGGGCTCGCGTTTCCTTCGCCTATCGTCATTACCGACTCCTCTATCGACGCAGTGATCGTACTACTTCTTGCGGACCACGTACGTGATCGCGTTCCGATACTGGCCGGTATCGACCAGCGTGTTCTCCCGCGTGACGCCGCGGCGCCGGCGCGCGGCCAGCGTCGAATCGGCCAGTTCGGGAGCGATGTTGCTGTTGATTTTCGCGCGCACGCCGTTTTGCCCGGCAAGACCGGCCAACTTCAGCCGGCGTTCGACCTGATCGAGATCGCCGTCGAGTGCCGCTTCGACGCCCTTCTGGAGCTGCGGCTCGAACTTCGGCCGCGCGTCCTGCACGCCTGGCACCAAATGCGGGCGCGCCGGGATGTTGTTCGCCGGCGAGCCGTTTTCCATGATGTAGCCGATCTCGGCGTTGCTGAGCGGCTCGCCCTCGTCCTTCCGGCTGGCGGTGCTGTCGGGCACGCCGACGAGCACCTCCTTCTGCACGAGCCTGCTGATCGACTTCAGCACCTCGTCGAGGCGGTCGATTTTCATGCCGTCCATGGGATTCTCCCGATGGGCGGCGGCAGCGTTACAGCTGAATGCCGCCCGAGCCCATCATCTGCGCGAGGCTGAGATAGCGAACGCCGTACATCGTGGCGTTCCAGAAACCGCCGTCCTTGATGGCGACAGCCGCGGTGTCGTAGCTCGCGCTCACCTTGTCGACGGCCTTCGACGACTGCGGCCCGGTCACCTGCCCGGGCACGCCGCCGACTGCGGCTGTCTTCTGGTCCTTAAGCGCGAGCGCGAGGTGGTGCGCGGTGACCAGCGCGACACCCAGATCCGTCAGCTCGCGCCACCGATCAGCATTGACTAGCGAGACCGCGACCGTCATCCAAAACTGGACGAGGGAGTCGGGGTACGTCGTCGTGTCGTTGAACTCGGGAAACGATTGTCGGAACTGGGCGATATCCACGTGTCACCTTGCCAAAATGCGGATGCCCGGCGCGCGCCTGCATGGCGCGGCGCCGGGAGGCCATTATGCCTTCTTCCCGCTGCTGGACTTCTGGTTGGCGCCGTCGGCTGCGCCATTCTTCGCAGCGGCCGCGGCGTCCTTCTGAGCTGCCTCGAAGGCCGCGACCCGCGCGGCGAGATCCTGCTCGCTCGCCGCGACCGCAGCTTCGCGCGTGTCGAGCGCGGCCGCGCGGTCGTCCAGCCCCTTGCCGAACGTATCGAGCTCGGTGCGCAGCCTTTCAAGCCGGTCCGACTCGGCCTGGAGATCGGACTTCGCCGTGGCGAGCGCCGCAGCCTGATCGGTCGCGCCGCCTTGCGAGTCACCCACATCGCCGGACTTCTCCGGCAGCGGGCCCGTGTGCGCCTTCGCGTACCAGTGCTCGGCGATGAAGTCCTCCACCTCCTGCACACCGGCTTCGACGCGGCGGACGACCTCCTCGCCCTCGTGGAGCAACCGGATCGTGAACGCCGTCAGAACGTTGATCTTCGCCATGTCAGATCCCGTCCCGGTAAGCGGCCGTCGTGCCGTAGCGCCATTCGACGCGGCCGATACGCGACCAGTAGGTCGTGATCTGGAACAGCGAGCGGTACTCGAGCGGCGTGCGCTGCAGGTCCGTCATCGGGAACTGGACGTACTTCTTGTCGCTGTTGTACGCGACCATCCGATCCACGGTGCCAAGCTGGCCCTGCGTGCCACCGGCGCCCGCGCCGATCAGCCACTTCAGCTCGAGGATTTCGAGCGGCGTGCCTTGCTGCGTGCAGATGTTGTTCTCGAGCAGGTACGTCAGGATCGACTTGTTGCCGGCGTCGCTCACGATCTGCGACGCAACCCAGCCGAGTTTCGCGGGCGGCAGCATGAGGCGGTTCGGCTTCACCTTCCAGCCGGACGCTTGCCATGCCGAGGTCAGGATCTCGTTGACGTCTTTGAGGATCTCCTTCGGCGTCTTCGTTTCCCACTGCGGCGTGCCGGCCGCGCCGTTCGCGACGTTCGAAACGCTCCCGACCGCACCGATCGAATTCACCAGGCCGGTGAAGCTCATCTGCGGATCGCCGTAGTAGACGATCTGGTCGAGGTCCATGTTGCGCTTCATGTTCATCGCCTCGACCTTCTGCGAGTCGATGGGCATGCCGAGCGCTTGCGACTTGATCAGCTCGGGCACCGTGTACTTGACTTCGGCACCCCAGAGCAGCATCGGCTGTGCGGTCTTGCCGATGTCGACCGACGGGCCCGCCAGGGCATTGCCCTCGTTCGAGATCCAGTTCAGACCGTTCGGGTTGATACCGCCGCTCATACCGAACGCCGAGTTCGTGAACGACGCGACTTCGTCGGCCGCCGACACGTCGCTGCGGATGTAGATGTCGCGCGACCACGTGTACTCGACGAGCGGCTCGTTGAGCGTTTGGTCGAGGCGTTCGAGCTGGCCGACGAGGAATGCGCCCGTCGAGTCGATCGTCTGGCGATCGTAGGTGTACTGCTGGTCCTGCGTACGTGCGCGGATCAGCCGGCGCGTCGCATCCGCGACGGCCGCCGACATCGGGATCGAGGCCCCGGCCCGGCGCAGGTGCTTCAGTTCGGACATGTCCATGTAATGGCTCCAGAAATGCAAAAGCCCCGCAATTGCGGGGCTTCGAGTGAAGCGCTGTTCAGCGCCGGTTAGATCTTGACCGCGATCTCGGTGATGCCGTATGCGTCGGCCGGACCGGTGAAGTACCAGTTCGAGGGCATCGCGACGGTATTCGTGCCGTCGGCCGCCGCTTCGAAGCCACCCAGCGGCTTGCCGGCGGCAGCCGCCGCGACGCGCACGTACACCGTGCCGTTCTTCGTGGCCGGCGCGGTGCCGCCCAGAACGACATCGACGTAGCCGCGCTTCAGGATGTCGGTCGGACCGCTGGTCGGCGGCGTCGACGTGCCGAGCGGGTCCGTGCCGTTGCCCTGGATCGGGTACGCACGCAGATTCACGCCATACACGGTGTCGGCCGTGTCAGCCGCGTTGTTGATCGGCTGAATCTTGCCGTTCACCATTTTCACGGGAACGCCGAACGCCGTCGGCGGTGCTGCCGGGTCGATCAGCTGCGTTTCGATCGTGGCGACTTCGGCACGCTGGAGGTCGCCGGCAAAGCCTGCCGGCATGCGATATTGATAAGCTTGCAACGAGGGCATGTCGGCTCCTTACTTGCGGACCTTCCAGAATTCCGCGTGGATTTCGTTGATGTCTTTCCGCTCGGTCTGAGTGGAATCGTTCGTCCGGCGCTGCGTGACGCCGGAGTTCTTGCTGCGCACGACCTCCGACGCTGCGTTGAAGAACGCCGCGACGGAATCGCAGGTCATGCTGGCCACGTTCGCGCCGCCGACCACCGACTTGACGATTTCGGCGTTCTCGTTGTCCAGCGCGGCGCGCAGCGCGCGGCGGCGCAGCACGCAGATGGCGTCGACCGTCTTCTTGCGGACCGCCTTCGCATCGAACGTCGGCAGTCGCACGCCCGGCGCGAGGATCTCGGCGCGCGAGAGCGCGTCCTGAAACTGGTCGCGCAGCGCGGTGCTGTCACCGGTCTTCGCAGCCTTCGGATCGGGATCGTCGTCCATCGTCGCGCCGGGATCGTCGTCCGGATTGGGATCGTCATCGCCCGTCGGCGTACCGCCGCCTTCGAGCTTCGTCACGCGATCGGCGAGCGCATCGATCTTGCCGTTGGTGGCTTGGATCGCGTCGAGCACCTGCTTCAGTGGATCGCCTTCGCCACCGCCCGCGCCTTCGTCGCCCGTCGCGGAGACACCCGCCTTCGGGTCGGCGCCGGTGCCAGGCATGTGGATGTGGATCTGGGGTTGGCCTTCGCCACCCTCGCCGCCTTCGTCGCCGGTCATCTCGCTCGCGACCTTCTCGAACGCTTCGGAATCGCGCGTCATGAACGCCTTGCGCAACGCGTCGACGAACTTGGAGCCTTTCTTGGTTGCCATGCTTGCATCTCCTGTCGGGAGTAGGTTGGAACTGCCATCCCCGATCGAACACACGGGGCCACAGCGGGCGCTTTTCACGAGGGCGACGTGGTTGCCCACGATCACCACCTGTCGCGCCCGCCCAGGCGCAATCTGTTCGTAGTCGGCGTCGTAGCCGTTGCTGACCTGTGCCAGAACCTTGAGCTGCACGAGGCGAATGGCTTCTGCATCGAATATCAGCAGATCGGCCAGCATCAAATCCGACTGGTCGCCTTCGCCGCGTCGAACGTTCATCACGAAACCGACGACGACCGATTTGAAGTTCGCCGGCGTCACGAAGTCCGGCGGATGGTCGATCGTGATCGGCTTGCCTTCAAAGCTAGCGAGCGTCTCGGGGCTGAACAGCACGTCGGCCGTGCGCTCGGCGACGATAACGCCGTCCTTCGCCTCGATCTCCGGCAACTCGAAGTAGGCATAGTCCTGCGCGCCGACGCGCGCGATCGGCACGGCCTCGCAGAGCAGGAAACCTTCCGGCGTGATCGACTGCCGCTCGCCGAGCTGCTCGGCCGCGTACACGCCCGACGCGGTGATGCCATCGCGGGTATGCGCGCGAGCGCGCGCGGCACCGGCACCGCAACTGCAGGCGTGGTCTGCCGTAGGAATTCGAATGGTCCGCATCTGGGTCGAAATTGGATGTACGTCGTTGATTCGACAGGAAATTCTCAAGTCGTGAGGACTTGGCTATAATGCGTACTGGGACGGTCGCCGGAGGTGAGCCGACTGCCGAAAGGCAGGGGGTGCCTTATTTAAACGACGGCCGGCCCTATTCCCCTTCCCGCACCAGGCCCTGGTTGTAATACCGATGGCCGTCGTAGAACACCTTCACCGTGATCACCGCCCGATAGTTCTTGCCGTCCAGCTTGAGCGGAGCTGAGTACGTCTCGACCGCCTTGACGTTCGGGTCGCCGCGCTTGTCGGGCTGCGAGTCGATCAGCCGAGCCTTCGTCAACAGGTCGGGCAGAGCCGGGATTGAGCGCAGCACCTCATCGTGGCCGGTCGCGACGGTGTGCCGGATCCCGCCGTTCGTCACTTCGATCTGGTTGCCTGTCGCCGCATTCTTGAACTTCTTCCCAGCGAACTGCTTGCCGTAGGCGATCGCCTTCTGGCGTAGTTCCTTCATGCTGGTGAAGTCGCCAAGCTCATTGCCCTTCAGCGTCGTCGGCGCGGCCGCCGCCGGCCCAGTGGCCCCGCCTGCTCCGAACTGGCCGTTCGCGGCTCGCGGATGCTTCGATTCCTCCCACGACGCGTCATACGTATGGAAGTAGATATGCAGATGCTTGGGCATTGATCAGTCGGGTCTAACGGGCTTGGCCCGGCTGCTACGGAGTGCACGCGATTGCTGAACGTTCAGCGTTCGATGCTGGATCGGACGCCGCGCGCAATGACGCCGCGGATTCGCTCGTAGTCCGGTTCGGTGCGCGTGAGCCGGCACCAGACGGCCAGGGATCGGACGTATAGCGGCAACCACCACGCGGTGCGCACTCGCACGCGCAACGTCGTTCGATGTGCCGTCACGTTCAGTCCACCCAGTCGGGAATCTCGACCGTCTGCCCGGCGAGTTCGTGTGTGCAGTCGCCGCAGAACTGGATCCAGCCATCCGTGATGAATGAATGGCAGACGTTCTGCTGGTCGCCGGGCCCGGGCCACGAAACGAGGATCGACGGAGACAACGTCGGTGCATCCACGCTGCCGTTCCAGTTCCATCGCGCTGGGTTCTGCGAATCGCAACCATGCGGATAGACGACGTGCAGCTCGCCGCATGGGCACTCGAACAGCAACGATCCGCTGCTGTCGCGTTTCATCTTCGCCATATCACCCCTTCGGAAGCACGACTTCGGCCCAGCACCGGCAGTTGTAGATGCAGCCCGGATGCGCCCGCGCGCCGGACCGCTTATCCGCGACCGGCGGCTTGTCCCACGTGAAAAACTTGCCTTCCAGCTCGCGATGGTCCTCGCGCACGTCCGAGTCTCCCGACGTCCGCCAGAAGTAACCGGGACTGCCCACGTCGAGCGCGCGCGCCTCGGTGAGCGTCGCGGCCGTGCGACTGACCTCGGTTCTCGCGATCGTGTCGGCCCGGCTTTTCGCGACCTGCCCGGACTCCTGAATCGCCGTCGAGATCTGCGCGGCGCGCGTGCCGTCGACGATTCCTTCCAGCGTCAGCCGGTGCACACGCTCGGCTGCGTCCAGCGGAATTGACTTGATCAGCCGCACCTGCTCGGACAGGAGCGCACGCATCGCCTCGCCGGTGGCCGCGCCGCGGATCTCTTCGCGCAGCGCGCGCGACATGTCGGCGGCCTGCTTCATCCACATCTGCTCGTCACGCCGGTTCAGGTCGGCGATCATGCGCGCGGCGGTCGCTTCCGCCCACGGCGCGAGCGCCTCGGCGTACCGACGCAACAACTCCTCGATCGTCGGCGCATACGACGCGTCATCGGCCGGAAATCCGTTCACGAGCACGCCGACCTGATGGGCGATCTTTCGCAACTGGCTGCCGTACTGCCGCTCGGCACCGCTCAGCCGGACAGGGTTCTTGCGCCGGTCGCGCTTTCGATCGAGGGTGAGGATCATCGACGTCGGAAAAGCTTGCGAAGCAGAGAATCGTTCGTACGTGAGGCCGCGCCCGGCGCCGGGTCGCCCGGAAGCGTTGGATCAATTCCCGGCGGGTCCTCGCCCTCTTCGTCGCGCTCGGCCTGTTCGATCGCTTCGTCAGGGATGTCGCCGAACATGCCGGTGTCGGGTGACGACGCCTTCAGCTCGCGCATACCCTGGCTGCGCGGGATCAGGTCGGCGTCGACGGCCTTCGTCACCGAGTCGACTGTCTTGTTGCCGATCTCGGCCTTCTCAGCGGCCGACATCTCCTGCAGCGGGTTGAACTCGTACGAGAAGTCCTCGGGGAGCGGCTGACCGATTTCCGAACGACACATCACATCGAGCAGCCCGTGCAACGGATTGCGCAGCCGCCGCTCCTGCCGCGTGTGCACCTTCTCGTGATACAGCAGGCGCGAACCTTCGCCGGTGTCGCTCAGGCCGGCCGGCTGCTGGCCAAACAGGCGATCGAGCGGAATGCCCGTCGCGCCGCTGAGCTGCATCGCGAACTGGAGCAAGACGTCGGACAGGCCACTGAACGCGTACTGGTGAGTCTCGAACTTGTCGGTCGCGTCGATGAGGGTGAGGCCCTCGTTCGACTGCCCGAGCCGGATCATCTCGACCTGCTTCAGCAGGCCGTTGAGCGCCGGGCCGCCCGCCGCGATGATCTCGCGCAGCTTCTCGACGCTCAGCGTGCGCAGATGCGCCTTGTAGACGAGCTGCCCGGCGCCGACCGTCGCGCTATCGAACGCGATAAGCCGGTCCCACATCGGCTCGAGGATCGATAGGCCCCAACCGTTCTCGCTGATGCGCTGGTAGTACGGCAGTGCTTCGCCGTCCATGCGCAGCACCCGCGAGTGGTGAATGCGCCCCTGCGGCAATCCGATCGTCGTCGGAAGCACGTCGTAGTACTTCGGCATGCCGAGGTCGGGGCCGAACTCGGTCACCACTTCGCCGACCGGCGGCGCAACCATCCAGCGGTCGAGCACGAGCAGGCCCTTGAACTGGCCTTTCCCGATGGTCTCGCGCCGAAGCGGCTGCGACATGTCATGGCCGTCGATCAGCATCACCGCGATCGCGCCGCCGTACAGCTGCGCCCACTTGCCGGTGTCGCAGAGCTGGTCCCAGATCGCCTTGCGCGTCAGCGCCGTCTCCATCTTGGACACGTCGGTCGGATCGAGCCCGGACATCTCGATGCCCTTGCGGGTCATGTCCTCCGGGATCGCGTCCACCGCGGCGCGCACGATCCACGAACCGCGATAAGCCGCTTCCAGCCAAACGCGGTTGCGGCTCTGGTACGACAGCGTGTACTGCGCTGCCGACGCCTGGTTGTCGGCTCCCCATCCGAGCCGCGCTTCGAAGTTGGCGAACGAGTCGGCCGTGCGGATGCTGGCCGACGAGCCGGCCGACGACGGACGGGTCACGGACGCGCCGCGCACGCCGCTTCGGTTCTTTCGACTCATCCTGCCAGCCTCTTCCAGATATCAATGCCGCGCACAGCGGGCTGATAGGCAATCATCACCGCGTCCGCGAGGTTCGGCGACTTCGTTCCGTCGGGCGCCTTGTCGATCACGATTTTGCCGACACCGTTGACCGTGAAGGTCGGCTGCGACAGTTCCATGCTCAGCGCTGCGCGCTCGGGCAGATCCGGATCGATCGAGATGATCTCGTCCGGATCGAACGGCTTTCCTTCCACTACCGCGCGATACGTGGCCTGGAAGCGCAGGCGCAGCGCCCACCACGACTGCGCCTTCAGGTTCGCGAAGTAGTCCTTGTTCTTCCGCTCCTTCACCATCTCCCCCTCCGGGTCGTACACTGGCCCGGAGCCGCGGAACGGCTCATTGCGGATCGACCGCTTGCCGGCCGCCACGCGCTGCTCATTCAGCACGCGCGCGTCACCGCGCACGCCGGCGCCAAGGCCGTCAGCGTCGTAGTCGAACACCTCGTAGTCGCGCACATCGCAGATACCGAGCACGCGGTCGACCGTGCCGAAGATGTCACCGCCCACGCCGGACCACGATTCGAGATGCTCGAGCAGGAAGCCGTAGCGGCCGGCGAATGCGTTCTTGTCCTTGCCCTCGTCCGCGACGTCGAGGCCGCCGCGGCGCGTGCCGCTCGGCTCGATGCCGAGCTTGACGTGCGCGCCGAGCGCTGCCTGCACCCAGGCAGACGGGATCACGACCCCCTCGACAGACGCCGCGTAGTTGATGTCGATCTCCTGCGCAACGACGACCGGGTCCAGCTCGGCCACCTGCTTCGCGTACCAGGCGTCGTCCTTGCGCGGGTCGTCGCGCCAGTGGAACGTGAACACCTTGATCTTGCCGCTGTGCCGGCGCTGCGCGAACGAGTTGCCCATGCCGTTCGGCGTCGAGATGTCCTGCCGGCAGTTCGTCGTGGCCGACAGCGATGCGTCGACCAACTGCGGTCGCTCGAGGAACGCCGACTCGTCGACCACATAGAAGCTGGCGCGGTCGCCGCGCCCGATCCCGTCGCCCGACTCGCCGGTGATCACCGACCCCGTGTCCGGGAAGATGATGCGCATGTGCGGGGCGTGCGTGCCGATGTCCCACGAACCACGGAACTCGGCCGGCAGCAGCCGCAGGAACTCGCGCGCCTTCCAGAACAGGCTCTTGGGCGAGCCGATCTTGTCGACGTACTCTTCCTTGCGCGAGCCAAAGCCGGCCGCGACGCCCTCGTGGAACAGGCACACCGTGTCGGCGAGGCCGACCGTCAGCCACGACATCCCCATGTCGCGCGTCTTCTCGGTGATGCCGGGCTCGCGCGCGCGCCAGCGCTCCATGAACCACGCGATCCAGTCTTCCTGCTTAGGGAACAGTAGGAACGGGATCGTGGCCGGCAGCCCGCGCTCAACGTTCCGCGGATCGAACGTCATGCCCCAGTCGATGATGAACTGGGCCGGGTTGTCGCGATAGAACGCCCGCAGCGCCGGCAGCACGCCCGGGTTCGCGCGGATGCGCTGCAGGCGCTCCGCTCGCCATTCGAACACCTGCACATAGTCCGGTGCGCGGAAGTCAAACGGGAACGGGATGGGCATGCTATGGCTTCATAAGCTCGGCGTAGATCTTGGCCGCCTCCATCGGATCGTTCGTCTGCGTCGAGATCGCCGTGATCGGGCCGCCGCCCTTGCCGGTGTGTTCGAGCCGATGACGGTTTGTGAACGCGTCGCCGGCCTCCTTCGCCGCCTGCTCAAGCAACTGCGCCATCAGCACCAGGTTGCCGCGCTCCTCGGCCTTATCGACAGCCATCGCCAGCTTGCGCAGGCGGACCGCGCGGTGCGCGATGCCGATGCGCGACGTGTCGTTCAGGAACTCCTCGCGCGTGCGCTCGAAGATCTCGCGGTACTTCTTGCTGAGCGTCTCGCCAGCCCGCTTCGTCGGGTCGTAGCGCTCGCACTGCTGCGGCGACACCTCGACGCCGAACTCCTCGCGCACGGCCTTCGCTGTGCGCGAGATCGTGTCGAAGCACGCCAGCGACTGCACGATGAACACCTTGATCGCGTCGGGAAGTGCTGCCATAGCGGGAAAACGTTCGGGTTAGGCGGCCCGCAGGATGCAGGTGCCGCAGGCGCGCGCGATGTCGGCATGGCCGACCTCGGGCGCGCGCTGAGCCGCGGCGACGAGCTTCGCGGTGTCGCCCGCGCCGCCGGCCACGCCGTAGCGCCGGACGATGCCGACGAACTCCTCGACGTCGTGCCCGCGGATGCCGAGCTTCGGCAGGCCGCCCTTGGTGAACGCCGGCGCGCCGAACTCGTCGAGCCGCTGACCCACGTGATATAGCTCGTGTTCGATCAGCGCGCACCACTGCAGGTCGCTGCACTCGCGCGCGTAGTGCGCGTCGAGCGTGATCAGGAAGGCCGGCACGCGGCCGAACCATTCGCAGAACTGCTGCTCCTGCCGCGCGCGCTGCCAGCCGCCGGCGCGGATCATCACCTCTTCGCACTGGCCGACGACGCGGCGCATCTGGCGCACGTTCTCGACAGCCGCCCAGAGGTAGGCAACGTCGGCGTCGACTAGGTGCGCGTGGTCAGGGTTGTGCAGCGGCGCGCCATCGCGCAGGAGAGTTTCGTTCACCCATTCGGAGATGCCGTCGGCCGGTACGATGCGCCGGATCCAGTTCGAATCGCCAAAGAGTATTTCGGGGGGAGCCGGCCGCGGCGCATGCGCGACGTGCGCGACGTCAGTTCGCTTCGGACGAGGCATGTTTTTCACGTGCTCGGGACGATCAGGCGATCGGCGTAAAATCGTCGAGCCGGCCCTTACCGGCTCACATCCACGGGGTGACACAAATGGCAAGATTCGTCACGCGCATTGAGCTTCATGCGGCGAGTTGGGATGATTACAACGACCTTCACGCGCGAATGGAAGCTAAAGGCTTTCTACGAACAATCGAGTCAAGCAGCGGCGACCATTACGAGCTACCGACTGCCACCTATTACGTCGAAAGCACGCTCACGACCGAGCAAGTCGCTCAGCATGCGCGGGAAGCAGCCAACGCGACCGGCAAAACAAACTCCGTAATTACCACGGAAGGATCGTCGTACTTCTATCTCAACAAGGCCTGATCGAGGCAACAAAAAAGCCCGCTTTCGCGGGCTTTTTTGCTTCGGACGCACGTATGACGTGTATCGAATATGGCGGATTATTGTGTGCGAAACACACATTGTCAAGCAGTCGTTCGTTCCTGCAGCAGTCCGAGTTCGCTGAACCGTCGCTCGATCACCGACCACGCTAGCCCCTCGACGCCCGCCTCACCGCTCTTCTTGTCCCCCTCGATCCACTTCCGCACCGCGGCATTCTGCTTGCTGACCGTGTTCACGTGCGCGTCGCAGTCCTGGGCGATTTCGACCAGGTCGCACTTCACTCCAAACAGCCGCTCGATGATTGCCCGCCGCACGCGGAAGTGCGAGAAGCCGGAGCAGTAGGCGGCAGACGCCTGCGTCAGCCACCCGATCGCCGCCTTCCACTCGAGATTCGGCGTCCGGCCGCTGCAGCACGCCGCGCCGCATGAGCACGGCAGGTCGCGCGGCGCCGCGCGCGCGACGATCACGGACAGGTGCAGCTCGGGCAGGTCCCAGAGATGCCGGCGGATCTCCCCGGCCTGCCCGGCGCCGTCCAGTCCGACTAGGCCCATGCCCGTGCCGATCGACTCGCCGCGGAGCCGCTTTGCCAGCATCGTCTCGCCGTACTGCTGCGACGAGTAGCAGAGCGCGAACCGCACGGCGTCGAACGCCGATTTGAACTCGACGACGTCGCTCATCGTGCACCCCGCGTCGTCATCGCCAGCGCCTTGCGCGTGTTGAGCTCGTGCATGTATCCCGTCAGGTTGCTGGTGAAGTCGGGGCGGATGCGCGTGTCGACGTGTGACCCGGGTGAGCGGCTGGTGCCCGCGAGCGAGTACATCCGACCGCGGTTCTCCGAGTGGCAGTCGAGCCGTGCGAGCGCGACGTCAAGCGCGAGCAGCTGGCGCACCGACGAAACCGGATGCTTCAGGCGCCGGGCGAGGTCGTGCGCCGAGTACCGGACGCCGGGCTTCATCTTCCCGATCATCTCGTTGATGGTGAGTTTGCTTTTAGCTTTCAAGGCCCCGCTCCCTATGCTGACTTCAAATTCAATTCGATCGCCTCGATGCGCACACCCGGCGTGCGCGCGTAGCGCTTCGACACCCAGAGGTCGACGACCTGGCCGTCGTCGACGTACACCACCCCGTTCATGCCGTCCTTCAACGCCTTGACAACGTTGTCGGCGTCCGGCTTCTTCGTCGCGCCGATGGCGCCGACTGCCGCTTCGCCCTGGCGCTTCATCGACCAGCTCGCCGGGATCGGCAGCCCGATGTGCACGATCAGCCGGATCGGGCCGGCGTACGGCTCGCTGCCGCGCATCGCCGCTCGCGCGGACATCTTCACGAGGTTCTCGTACCGCTCCGTCTTCTCGGGCGTGTAGGTCGTGACCCTCTCGCCGCGGCGCGCGAACTTCGGGCGCCCCTTGGCGACCGGCGTGCCGGGAACGACGAACTCGACACGCTGCGCGATCGGCGATGCCGTGATGAGAGATTGCTGCGTCATGGCCGCCACCCTAGACCATGCCCGGGACGAACCGAAGCCTGCGAAGCCTGGCGGCGAAGATCGGCGGCCGCGCGCGGGCTCATGACGATCATGCGGCCTTCGACGATGTACGACACATCGGAAGTGCCGAAGAACTCGCGCATCCACCGGTTCAAGTCGCTCACGAACTCGGCGGGCATCAGCTCGGCGAATCGCGGCGAAACGGTCATGCGCGGCACGTCAGCGCACAGCGGCGACTCGATCACATCCATTCCCAAGACCCTCATGCCGTCACCTCGCCTTCGACGTCGTCGGTCACCGGCACGCCGCTGATCGGGCGCAGCCACGCATCCGGGCACCAGCCGTTCGTGATCTGACACGACAAGCCAGTTCTCGCGTCCATGGCAGGGATTGGTGCCGGCGCTTCGACGTACCAGCAGAAGCCGAAATGCATGTAATCGCCGTACGGCGCCTTCACCTCAACGATTCGATCGCGTGCGAGGCCATGCGTGATCACGGCCATGTCGCCGGGTTTGCAGTTCATCGCGCTCCCCTCCGGTCGTCGTTCGAAGGGCGCGGCACGAGTGCCCAATTCCGCTCCGCCAGGTCAAGCACGTCGCGAAACGTGGCATCGCGCCAATCCTCGATCCACGGCCAGGTATCCGGGTGGTCGCGGGTTGGTCGGCGTCGCCATTCCGACACCTCGAGAATCACCTTCCCGAACCAGCCGAGCCGATAGCGAGTGTTCCCCGTCAGCATTGCGAGTTCTCCAGAAACGAGCCAGCGGATACTGGCCCGGTGTTGCGAAATCCGCGGTTGTGCTCGTCCCACCACGGGCCGTCGCCGGCCGCGTCGAAGACGCGCAGCTTGAAATCGAACGGAGGTTCGTCGCGCCCTTGCTCGACGCCGAGCGTGCCGCCATGCTCGACGATGCCGGTCCACGAGCGCCACCAGTCGCCGACGGCGCGCGTCCCCGTGGCCGGCTTCGCGGCGCGCGCGGCAAGCAGATCGCCGAGGATCATGTCGAGCAGGCCAAGGTTCAGCGGCTGTCCGCTGCCTTCGCGCTCACGGCGCTTGCGGCCCGTGCCGATGGCCGCACGGAGGTCGGCGTCCGTCACGCCGCGCCCGGGCCAGCTCGCCAACCGCGCGTCATCGGCGGCGAAGCCGACGCCAGACGAGCGAAGGATTTCGACGAAAGCGGCGGCGGCGATCGGCGCGTCTTCGCGCGCTACTGCCTGTGCTGTGCCGCCGCCGCTTCGGTTTACATGTTCTGTTCCGTTCCGCTCCGCTCCCTTAAGAGCGTTTTCCGGAGGAATTCCGGGGGAACTTTCGGCCCCTTCCGCTAGAATTCCAGCGTCATGAGTCCGGAAAGGGGTGCCGTTTCCGCCGGAAGATTTCCCTTTTCCGCCGGAACCCTTGTTACTTTCACCGGAAGCACTACTAAATTCCAACGGAAAAAGTTCGCGTTCCAGCGGCCGCCCCATGTCAATCCACGCGTCCAGCTCGGGTACTTCCAGCGGAGCCAGCCCGCGTTCCGCCCTAGCCTTGTTGCGCTTCCGGATACGCTCGCCGAGCTTGTCGTGCGCGTGGCGATGCTTCGAAAACCACGCGGCGTTGACCTTTTCAGCGAGGACCGGGTGATACAAGCGCCCGTCGGTGCATTTGATCCAGCCGTGCAGTGCGCCGGCGCGCACGTCGTGCCACGTCGGATCGAGCTTGCCCTTGTGCCAGTAGCCCGCACGCTTCGCGAGCCACTCGTCGTTATCGGGCATGCTTCCTGCCGGCACCTCATGCCACGAGACGCACCAGAGCAGCATCGCCGACCAGCACGCTTCGGGCGACTCGTCGTGCACGAGATCGGAGCCGAGAAGCCGCGGCACGTCGATCGGCATTTCGCGAAAATTGCGCAGATCGCAATCCGCTGGGGTGAGAGGATTCGGGAGCTGATTCATTCGCAAAGTCCATACGCCGAAGCGCATGCGGTCGCCGGCTCGGCGTCCGCGAGAAGGTCGTATTGCCGACCGCCACGAGTCGTCTTCGACCACTCGACGACTTGCCAGATGTTTCCTCGCTCCCGCGCCGTGTCCGTCTCGCCTGGGGCCGGGAAGAAGGTGGAGTTGCCACGCTTCGACGCATCCGAAACGATGCCTTCCCACTCGGCGATCATCTCGATGTGGTCGCGGTCACGCATATCCCATTGCCGGATCTCGTCTTTACCAGCATTGATGCAGAGGCAACCGACGCGCTTGCGGCCTTGCAGGTAGAGCGGGTTCGGTCTGATACCGGCTACGCGGTGCGCTTCGAATATGGATTCGGCCGTCCAGCGCAACACCGGCCGATAGATGAACAGTCCCCCGCCGACCTCTTCAAACGATCGGACGCATGCCCCTGTGCCCTGCAGGCGGTTGCGGCGCGCCTCGCTCTCCTCGATGCGGACACCTTGCCAAGACCACACAGCAACACCCGCCTCATCGATCAGGTTCAGCGCGTACTCATTCAGAGGCTCAGTCTTGAGGAAGTACGTGCAGAACTGAGCCATGCGGCTCGGGAAGCGCCCCTTGATGATGCAAAGGTCGAGGAAGGGGATGCCGGTCGGCCCACGCTCGAACACGGCTAAGGCGCGCAGGACGACGTTCTCAGGAACACCCTTCTCCGGCCACTTGTCGCGAACGTAGTCGCGCCGATGCCACCACTCGGGAGTGAAGTCACGCTTGAGACGCGCCACCGGGATCGACAGGACGTCTTCGAGATAGTCGACATACTCGTAGGTAAGACGGTGCTCGTTGCCTGTATCCGCCATTGCGACACGGACGTTCTCGTGTCCGTGCAGCTCGAGCGCGACGAGCAGCGTCGCGGTGCTGTCCTTGCCGCCGGACAGGGATACGACATGGAGGGTTGGCCGCACGCTCACGAGGCCCCCAGCATCAGGCCCGGCTGCCGCAGGCGATCGCGCTGCAGCGGCTCGTAGTCGGGATTCAGCTCGCAGCCGAGGAACCGGCGGCCGAGCCGTTGCGCGACCTGGCCCGTCGTGCCGCTGCCGAAGAACGGATCGAACACGACGTCGCCCGGACGACTGCCGGCGAGCACGCAAGGTTCGACGAGCGCCTCGGGGAAAGTTGCAAAGTGGGCGCCGTCGAACGACTGCGTCGGGATCGTCCTGACGCTCCGGCGATTTCGACTCGTGACAACGTCGGTGACGGCTGCCGAGAACGATTCGTTTTGCTTCTGCCGCTTTGCACGAGCGCCGCGGTTGTGCTCGACAGTCGAATGTGCGCCCGGTCCAGTCTGCCAACCGGCGACCGCTACAGCTTTCCGATTGACGCCCGCGGCGCGCTGCCGCTCGGCGTACGCGACGAGTCCGCTTTTCGTGCGGTGATGCTCGTCGCCCGCCGCAAATGCACTTGTGGCCTTGTGTGACCGATTGCCGGGCGAACGTGCATGAGCACCACCGCTCACAGGCTCCTGCATCGCGTGGAAGTCGTAGTAGTAGCGCTCACTCTTCGAAAGCAGAAACAGATATTCGTGTGCCTTAGTGCAGCGGTCGCGCACGCTCTCGGGCATCGGGTTCGGCTTGTGCCAGATGATGTCCTGTCGGAGATACCAGCCGGCATCCTGCAATGCAAACGCAAGACGCCACGGCTGGCCCATCAGATCCTTGACCTTCAGACCGTCGATGCCCGCTTTCCTGTTGCTCAGGCAGATGTTCTCCTTAGCGCGAGCGCGCCCGGCAAACGTCTCTCCGCGCATCGGCGTCTGTCCGCCCGATGAGGCATAGGCATCGCCCATGTTCAGCCAGAGCGTCCCGTCGTCCACGAGCAGTTGGCGGCAGAGCTCGAACACGCCGACGAGCGTGTCGATGAACTCGCGCAGTGTCGACTCGCTGCCGATCTCGCTGCCCTTGTCGGGATGTCCGTCAGGCAGATACGAGCGAAGGCCCCAGTACGGCGGCGACGTGACGATCGTCTGCACGCGCACGCCGTCCGCGATCATCGCAGGCATGAGGTCGCGGCAGTCGCCGCGGTGGGAACAATCGAGCCAGTTCACGCCGCCTCCTGCGCGATATGCGGCAGCGGCTCGGCGGCCGTTCCGATGGCGATCTGGATGCGCTCGATCAACTGACGGAGCCGCTTCACTTCGGCATCAGTGCTGAGCCGGCGGGCGGCCTCCTTGCAGGCGCTGGCGATCTCCCACGCGCCGGCGCTCGGCTGCAGCCCAAACGCACGCGCGAGCTCGATGCGCGCGCTATCGATCTGCGCAGCATCGCGCTCTGCATGCTCCTTCGCTCGATCGAGAATCAGCCGCCGCTCTTTTTCCGCCTCTTCGGCCAGGTTCTCAAGCCGCTCGGTGGCCGTCTTCAGTCGGCGCTCCGCGTGCAGTTGGTCCCGGACCGCGTCCGCGACGACGTCGCCCAGGCGCGCGCGAAGCTTCTTTTCGAGCGTCCATTCGTTGCACAGACCCGCGCGCAACTGCTCGTGGTTTTGATCCGCGAGCCGCGCCATGCCGTCGATGATCAGCTTGATCCATGCGTCGCGCGGCAGGTTCTCCATGTTCTTCAGCGTCGGGCCCTTCAGCGAGCGCCAGCCATCCGGGCCGCGCACGGTCAATCCACAGCCAGCTGGGATGTCTTCCTTCTTCAGGATGCCGGCCGGCGCGGCGAAAATCACGCCAGCGGCGAAGCGCAGGTACGACGTCCACTTCCCGGTCGTCACGTCGCGCCGGAAATCGGCGACGCTGACCTTGCACTCGTACGCTATCGGCTGGAAACGCGAGAATGAGCACGGCACCGAATAGACGTCGGGCCGCGGCGAACCGGACGGCCCGAGCTGCATGTCGGTCCATATGAGGCGATTGGACGCGCCACGCAGATGCGCGGCGAGATCCTTGGCGAGGTCGTCGTGCGCCCACGTCATGCCGACACCTCTGCGAGCCATTCGCGGTACCGCTTGATCTGCCGGAGCAGTCTTGCGCGAGCCCGCGTGCGCTTCTTCGCCGACAGCGCGTATTGCTCTTCGCACTCGGCGGGCGTGTCGTCGCTGCGATCGTGGTCCTCGCTCCAGAGCTTGCGGGCAGCAATCAGCGACCTGCGCCCAGCATTCGCGTCGACACGTGCATGGTCGTACTCGAGCGCAGCGATGCCGATCGACGCCAGTCGGCTGACGTTCTCGCGCGCGAGCGCGGCTTTCGAGGGGCGTTTCATGCTGCCTCCCGAAACTGTTCAGCGGACGTCGTGCAGATCCACCGCTCCCAGTCGTGGAAGGTGTACGGCCGCGGGAAGTCGTTCGCTGCGGCCCAACCGCGCCCCCACTGCTGAGCGAAGCACGCGAGCGCGCCACGCAGCGGGTTTTCGTGGAAAGGAACGCCGGCGCGCGCGGCGCGCCACCCTGCGCGGAACGCCGCGCGCTCGAACAGATGCGTCAGCACAACCCGCCCTCCTTCTTGTTGCTGTCGATAGGCGCCGCATCGGGACGCATGCGTTCCAGCATCCAGAGCTGATCCGGACGGAATGCGAGGTAGTCCTGCGGGGGATCGCGGAAGATGAAAAGGTGCTTTTCCTCGACGAGGCCGAGGTAAGTCATGGGGCGCCCGAGCTTGCGGGTGAAGGACTTACCGACGTCGCGGTTGCTGAGCGTCACTGTCATGCCACCGCCTGCCGCTGGCCGAACGCCTGCTGTACGAACTCGCCGATCGCCTGCTGGCTGAGCCGCCGATATTCCTCGATCGCCTTGCGCTCCTGTATCGCAAGCCACTGCCGCGGGTAATCGCAGCCGGTGAACATGCAGAAGCGGTCGAGCTTCGTGGCCGGGAACGGCCGGCGCCCGGCGATCAGGTCCCCGAAGTGCGGATAGTGAATGTCGCAGTAGAGCGCGAGCGTCTTGCGATCGAAGCGCCGCAGGCCGAGCTCGAGCGCGTGCGCGAGGCAGTCCTCGAAGCTCATCGCCTCGATCTCGCCGTCCGGCAGTGTCGCCGCCTGCACCCACGGCGCGAACATCCTGAATTCGGTCTGGTTCATACGAAAAATCAATCGTTACCCAGTTGATTACCCACTTGCTTACCCAGTTGGCACCGGGGCGAAATAAAGGCCAGGAAAACACCCGGCCAGCTTTCAAACAATGCGAACCATTGCGATCAGTCGACGCCTGCACGCAGCGCGTCGCGCCACCCTCCCTCCAACGTGCATTCGTCCAAGCGTTCCGGCGAGGCACCTGCCACGGGATCAGGCCAAATCAGATGCCAATCGGTGGGTCGAAAGTCCCTGTACGGGATGCCGACTGCGTTCCCGACAAGGACGCAGTTCTCGGGCCTCATTGCATTGGGGGAATGCAGCCACTTGTGGATGTGCGGCTGCTTTTTGCCGATCAGGCGGGCAAGTGCGGACTGCGACCCAGCTTTTTGGATCGCTGCCTGCAGAGCCGGCACGGAGCAATTGGTCGGTTTCATGCGGCAATACTATAACCAAAGTTATTTATTCGCAAGAACTTTGGTTATTTGCCGACCTACAACCAAGGTTATACGATGCCCGCTATGGAAAATCCTGAATTCGGGCGCCGGGCAAAGGAACGTCGTGAGGCACTGGGCCTATCCCAGAAGCACGTCGCAGAACTTGTCGGCGTGTCGCAGCCGGCAATCGCCAAGGTTGAAAGAGGCGGCAGCACCACGACTACAAATGGGTTCGCACTCGCGCGAGCGCTGCTGACGACGTTGGAGTGGCTCGAATTCGGCGACGAAGTGGGCCCACAGATCCCAGCCGGATACGATCAGCTCGACGACCTCGGCCGCGCCAAGGTTGAGGCGTATATCAGTGGCCTGCTAGCCCAAACGCTTCCCGCCCCTCGTTCTCCCGAGGACGAAGATAGGCCGCGCGGCGACTGACAAAGATCGCGCTCTGCGGTAGCGGCTCCAGGGACGCATCCCAAAATGAGAACTCACGCGTCACGACGGGTCGCTTTGCTCGTTCGGTGATTCCGAACGCTGGCGTTTCAAGAAGCACGTCCCATCGATAGTCAGACCGCATACGCTGAATCGTCACAATCGTGCCGATCAGGGCAGGATTGCTGCTCGCCACCACCCTAGCCAAGTCCCCAGGCCTGCAGCGCATGCGCGTCTTCCATTCTTCTTTCACTGGCCGCCCTCGTCTTCGGTTTGTCACAATACTGTATGTATGTACAGTAGTTTAGCCCCAGTTCCGGAAGACTTTCAACTGCCGTCAGCAGACGCTTAACAAACCGCCCGAAGCCGCGCTGTTACAAATTTCCCGCCCATATGATAACTTTGGTTGTTGACACGACGATAACCTTGGTTATAATTCCAATCAACGCGACACCGATGCCGCGCCACCGCCCTAGGCGGATCGCTCTCTAACAATCGAAGGTATGCCGGGACCGCTTCGGCGGAGCAACCGGCCGGCGCGATCAGCGTCGTGAGTCAGGACAGGCGCAGCGCGCTAGGCCGATGTTTGGCTACCGCTTGTAGGCTTGAACGGACCTGACACAAGACAGCCAGCACCACGTGACCGATGGCTTTGTAATCGGCACAAACCTCGCGCGGCCCGGAGCCGGCACGGCCGGGAGTAGCCGGGCGCGCGAGTGGTAGCAGTCTCATGGAGCCGGAATGCGCAGGCTGATGCGCATCCAGTTCAATGCTGGAGTCCCGAAGCCGGAGATCAGTACCGGCCCGGCTCCATGAGCCTGCCTCGAAAATGCGCCCGGGTAGATGGACATCCAACTCCATCGGTGAGCGCGACTCGCCCGCCCTGCGAGGGATAAACGAAGTGGGCCCGTCACCTCAGAAAGCAGGTTTGGCAAGCCGACGGAAGGTCGCTCAAAGAGACGGCCGGGATGCTAACCGGCGCCGGATAACGTAACCGGCACTTCTCACAGCTCTGACCGGTGGCGGTTCGTACTCTCGAGGCGTCACCAGTGAGAGCTGCGCATGCAGCATCGCAGTTCAAGACTGCAATTTTCTTAGTAATCCTTTATTAAAGGGGAAGCGATGCACCCTCCTCGAACCCATCACAACAACGTCCGTGTGCTGCCCGCGCTGGTCGACCGACACGCCGACCAGTTGCAGGCCGTGGCCGACGATGCCGCGCTGGCGCGCGACGAGCGCAATGAAGCGATCGCCGATGCCGTCACGTTCGACGTGCTTCCGTTCTCGACCGAGCAGATCGCCGTGCTCGACGCCGCGCTGCGCCGCGGCTACATCGAGGACGTGTACGAGGTCTGGCAAGGACGTGCTCACCGCCGAGATCAAGCGGCGCGTCGCCGATGCTGATCTCGCCGGCGCCGCACCGCGCTTCGACAACGTCGGTTGTTCGGAATGCGGCCGCGGCTTCGGCCCGGGCAACACCGGGTTCTCCCACTGCGCCGACCACATCGGGTGTCGCGCGCTCGATGACTGATCAACCGCGCCCGCTACGGCGGGCAATCTGACCACAAGGCCGAAACCTGCCCGCCGCAGAGCATCGCGGCGTGGTCGCAGCGTGTGGCGCTGCCTGACGATGGCCGTCAGTACCGCGAAGAGGATCGATATGGACAACACGAAGCACGGCGGCCCGGCGTTTCCGCTTGCCGATGCACAGTCGGTGCATCGCATCGGCGCGGCCGCGATTGAAGGAATCACTGATTCGGCCGAGCGCGACCGTGTCTACATCGAAGCGACGTCTCGCGCTTGCGCCGGCATGACGCTCCGCGACTACTTCGCGGCGAAGACGATGCGGCCACTGACGCTCTCGATGAAGAGCGCCCGAGAGAAAGAAATGCACAGCATGGCGCGAGAGGCATACGCGATCGCCGACGCCATGCTCCGCGCGCGAGGAGCCTGACATGAACAAGAACAAACACTCAGTCGGACAAGCATGGCTGCTGCGTGCGAAAGAACTGGCGCAGGAGCGAGCTGATTCGAGCTTCGCGTACGGCGAGCTTCCGTCGGATGCCGGTGACGGTGCATCGGCCGATGCTTACGCCCGGTCGCTCGCGGCCGATCGATCGCTCGACGCGCACCTTCAACCGATGGCGCACCTGATCGACGCGCTGCACCTGGTCGCGTCGAAGACCGTGCTCACGTCCGGCATCCGCGCCGTCGTCGACGATGCACTGGCGAAGGCAGGTTTCCGCGCGCCCGTGCCAGTGTCCGATCCGGTTCGCCACATCACCATCGCCGGAGTCGACCGATGAGCCCCCTCAAATCCCCCACCCAATGCGGCGACCTTGCTGAAAAGCTGATCGCCGACTACGTGCGCGAATCCGGTGCGTATGGCAACCCGAACGCGCTCGCGAACGTGATCGAGATGCTGATCAGCAAAGCGGCGCTCGGCATCGCCATGGTCGGCAGCGAGGCGATCGCCCAACAGATCCTCGATCGCACGAAGCACAACGTTGCGACGTTCGCAGACCGGAACCTTCGGAGGGGGCACTGATGCGCACGCCATCCAACAGCCTACAGCCTGTATTTTTCAAAAACAAACGATCGCTTGTATTGCGCATACGGTATGTGCTCGAAGGATCGGCATGGGCGGCCGCCTACGGCGTCGCGATCGGGTTCCTGTGGTACGGCGCGCTCGTCGCCGGACCGTACCTGCGGAGCCTCGGATGAGGGCCCTACTTCGCAAAATCGCCGAGCTGTTCGCCCTCTGGATCGTCATTACGGCAGGACTGTTCCTGTTCGTATGGCTCGTCGTGCCGACGCTGATCAGTGCGCCGGAAGACGCGCCCGTCACCGTTTCGACGAGGTCCACATGAGCCGCTTCACCGATCACGCCCAACGCTTCGAAATTCATCACCCGCGCGCTGCCCGGGTGCTGGTGCTCGCGATATTCGTGGCCGTCGCACTCCTCGCCATAGCCATCGACAGCATCACGAAGCACTTCGGAATCTTCTAAGAGGCACCGCCTTGCGCTCCCCGGAGCGTATTCCCCTGCACTTCCCGAATCTCGCTCGCGCCTCACTCGGTCGCTGTCGGCGCGCGTGTCCACCATTCACTCGGAGCACCACCAGATGAAAACCATCGACACCCTGCCCGTCGAGTCGTCGCAGATCCATAGCATCGGCTACGACGCCGAAACCGAAACGCTCGCGGTTCGCTTCAAGGATCGCAAGACCAACGCGCCGACGTCGCTGTACCACTACACCGGCTTCACGCTGGCGAACTTCGACGCGCTCAAGACGGCCGACTCGCTGGGCTCGCACTTCTACAAGCACATCAAGCCGTTCCCCGACCGCTTCCCGTACGAGTGCATCGAGAAGATGCCGACGCCGGCCGCGGAGGCCACCGCCGAAACTGCAGGTGCGGCATGACTCCCTCGGTCTACACCGTGCGCGCGTCCAGTTGGGGCGCGCTCTTCGAATGCGCCTATCGGTGGGAGGCAATCCACCTCCTGAAGATGCGCAACGTCGTCGGGCTGCGCGCCGCCCTCGGTACCGCGATCCACGCAGGCACGGCCGCCTATGATCAGAGCGTGCTTGACGGCTCCGGCCTGACCGTCGACGACGCGGCCGGCGCATTCGTCGACAAGCTGCACGACCCATCGAACGAGTACGACCCGGCGAGCGACGATCTCAACCTGAAGGAAGGCGAGCGCATCGGCATCTCGCTCACGACGAAGTACTGCCTCGAGATCACGCCGCGGTACGACTTCGTCGCGGTCGAGATGGAAACGAAGCCGCTCGACATCGACTGCGGCGGTGGGATCGTGATCCGCCTCACCGGCACGATGGACCGCGCACGTGTCCGTCGCACGGCGCTCGGCCCGGGCATTGCCGACCTGAAGAGCGGATCGAAGGCTGTCGCGCAGGGCGTCGCTGTCACGAAGGGCCATGGGCCACAGATCGGCACCTACGAGATGCTCTACGAGCACACGACCGGAGAACTGATCGCCGACACGGCCGAGATCATCGGGCTCAAGACGAAGGGCACGCCGGAGGTCGCGACCGCCCCGGTCAAGAACGCCAAGCGCGTGATGCTCGGAACCGAGGAAACGCCCGGCCTGATCCAGTTCGCCGCCGACATGTTCCGCTCCGGCCGCTTCTACCCTAACCCGAAATCGCTGTTGTGCGACAAGAAGTACTGCCCGCGCTACGGCACCTGTCAATTCCACGAATAACGAGAGTTCAACGCTATGAGCACCCCCGTTCAATTGAAAGACGCGAAGAGCGCCGGCGGCATCCCTTCCCTGACACCCGACCAGGCTGTCGACATGTTCACCGAGCGGGGCTTCTCGCTCGCGAACCGGATCGCGAAGGCATACGCCAGCAGCGACGCCGTGCCCGCGCAGTTCCGCTCGCACAACCTGAAAAAGGCCGGAATCGACGAGCACTGGGTCGAAAACCCGTCTGCAATCGGCAACTGTCTCGTCGCGATCGAGGTTGCGCGCGCCGTTCGCATGTCGATCACCGCCGTGATGCAGAACGCCGACATGATCGACGGCAAGCTGCGCTGGTCCGGCAAGTTCGTGATCGCTGCGATCAATGCGTCGGGGCGCTTCACACCGCTGCGCTTTCAGATGATCAACCGCGGCCGGATCACGGCCAAGTACAAGGAAAAAACCGGCTGGAATAAGGAAGCCAGGAAACCGATCTTCGAGGACCGTCAGGTAGAAGTCGACGACATCGAGTGCATTGCATGGGCGCTCCCGAAGGGGACTCCCGAGCCACGCTTGTCGCCCGACGACCTCCGCAAGTATCCCGGTCGAATGCTCGACTTGTACCGTGACATCGGCATGCCCGTCATCGAGTCGGCGCCCGTCACGATGCAGATGGTCGTCGAGGAAGGCTGGTTCGGGAAATCCGGATCGAAGTGGCAGACCGGCCTGCGCGCGCTGATGTTCCAGTACCGCGCTGGAAGCTTCTTCGGCAACATCCACGCCCCCGACATCGTCATGGGTATGGGCCGCTCTTCGGAAGAGGAAGCTGACGTCGTCGACGTGTCGCCGGACGGTTCCTATACGGTCTACAGCACGACCATCGACGAGCTGCGCGGCGGCCGCGCTCAGCCGGCAGATGAAGTCCCGCGCGGTGCGTCGCAGGCGCAAACGGGGCCCGCGACGGAATCGCACGCGCACGGCGCAACGCCGGCGGCCACGCAAGCAGATCCGGTCGACGACCAGGACGGCCCACAGGAGGATGGTGGTCACGGCCAAGGCGGTTTCGACTTCGACGTCGCCGGCCTCGTGCGCGGTATCCGCGAGGACATCGAGTCCGCCAAGACGCCCGAAGACCTAGACCTGGCCCGTAGCGCGATCAGCGGTGTGCCGGATGAAACCGCCAAGGCCGAACTGAACGCCCTCGCCTCGGCGCGTATGCGCGCTATCACCGCCGCGGCGGAGCAATCGGCCGCCGGCAAAGCGACCGCCCAAACGACCGCGCCGGCCGGCCGCCGGACGCGCGGCCCGATCAGCGCCGACTAACCCATCCAATTCTCCGCCAAGGATTTCGACATGACCGACAAGAACGTCCTCCATATGACTGCCGAGACGATCGGCAAAGACCTGCTGTCCGCGCTCGTTACCGAGATCAAGCTGATGCCGGACCTCTGGGTCAAGCTGTCCCAGAACAAGCAGAACGACGTCATCGACCGGCTGCGTGCGCGCGTCGAGCACAACGTCAAGATGGCGACGCACCTGATCGCGAGCGATGGCCGTGTCGTTGTCCAAGGCGACCTCGTGCAGATCACGATCAAGGACGGCGTCAAAGCGGCGGTGGAATTCAGCAGCGCCGCGCCGAATCTCCATGACCTGTATGACGCGCAAGGCAAAGCCGTCCTGATCGTCGTCGCGAACGCTGCCGCGCACACCGGCGGCATGGACGAGATCCGCGGCGAGTCAGATCAGCGCGGTCTCGATCTCGGTCGCGAGTACACGGACGACGACGGCGACGGCATGGACGGCCAGCGGCCCGACGGGGACGACGTCGTCGACGCCGAGTTCCGCGAGGTGCCGAAGCTCGGCGACGGCCCAACGCAAGCGCAGATCGACGAGCAGCATCAGGCCGGCCGGCAGGCGGCCGCCGACGGCAAGCCCGAAAGCGAATGCCCCGTGATGGCCGGCGAGCTGTGCATCGCATGGGTGAAGGGCTGGAAGGAGTGGCATGAGGAACAAGCCGCCTCCGGTAACGAGGATCCGCTGTACGCCCAAGTCGAAGCGTTCGTGATCGAGCAGCAGAAAGTGTCGATTTCGAGCGTGCAGCGCCAGTTCAAGATCGGCTACAACCGCGCCGCGCGGCTGGTGGAGCTGCTCGAAGCCAAGGGCATCGTCAGTGCGATGGATTCGGACGGCGGCCGCACGGTGCTGCGGCCGCGCGGACCGCAGGGAGAGGAATCGTGAAAATCACCGACATCTACGTGGCGAACGTTCTCGGGATCCGCACGGCGGACCTCCGGCTCGCCAAACCCGTCTCCCTCTTCACCGGCCCGAACGGCGCTGGCAAGAGCAGCCTACAGGAAGCCGTGCGCATGGCGCTCACCGGTGACACGGTGCGTGTCGCGCTGAAGAAGGAATACGGCTCGCTCGTCACCGAGGGAGCCGACGGCGGCCAGATCGTGGTTGCGTGCGGCGAGCAGGCGAACAGCGTCATGCTGCCGTCCGGAAAGCTGAAGCGCGAACTCGCCGAGGACCCGCGCCTTCCGCTGGTACTCGACGCGCAGCGATTCGCGCACCTCGGCCCGGCTGAGCGGCGCGCATTCCTGTACGACCTGATGGGCGTGAAGATCGGCGTCGACGAAATGCGCGCCCGGCTCCTGGACAAGCTCGGGTTCCGCGCCGATGCGGTGCCAGCTCCGGCCGCCGCGCGGCTCGCTGCCATCACGCCGATGTTGCGCGCCGGCTTTGAAGCGGCGCAGAAGGAAGCCGCCGACCGCGCACGCGGCGCGAAGCAGTCGTGGCGCAACGCGACCGGCGAAACGTACGGCAGCCAGAAGGGGGCGACGTGGCGGCCGGCGGCGGTCGAATTCGACGAAGCAGCATTGCGGAAGCTCACGGGCGATCGCGCGGCGCTCGATGACCGGATCGGCGAGCTGCAGCAGCAGATTGGAGCGGCCGATGCGGCGGATACCGCGGCGCGTGCGCGCGCCTCGAAAATCGCCGACCTGCGCGCGCGCGCCGCCGGTTACGCGAAGGCGGTCGAGCTCGCGCAGCTCGCCGACGAGCAGGTCGCCGAGTTCCTGCCCAAGGTCGAAGCGCTTCGTGTGCGCGCCGGCGCGGCGCCGGTCGGCACCGAATGTGCGTGCCCGGAATGCGGCGCGCTCCTGCGCTACCTCAATGGCGTCCTGTCGGCGGCGGCCGCAGCCGGCGCGCGCGACCCTGACGCGGCCGCGAAGCTGCCCGAGTACGAGCAGGGCCTGAAGACGCTGCAGAACGCGGCAGCAAACCGCAAACGCGACCTCGAAGCGGCGGACGCTGCCGCGACGCAGTTGCGCGCGCTCGAAGACGATGCAGAGAACAGCGGCGCGGCCGCCGCGCGCGAGAGCGGCGACGCCGCGCGGTCAGAGCTCGCCGACCTGCAGCGCCGCCGGAAGCAGCTGGACACCGACATCGCGACGCTTCGCGAGATTGAACGCCGCGCCGCCGGCGCCGCTGACTTGGCAAAACAGGCCGCTGCTCTGCACGAAGACGTCGCGGCGTACGAAGCGATTGCCGACGCGCTCGCACCGAATGGCATCCCGGCCGACCTGCTCAGCGAAGCGCTCACGCCGATGAACGAGCGCCTGACCGAACTGGCGGAAATGTCGGAATGGGCCGACGTGACGATCACCCCCGAGATGGAGATCCTCGCCGACGGCCGTGCGTACGCCCTGCTGTCCGAATCGGAACGCTGGCGCGTCGACGCGCACATCGCCGCAGCGATCAGCCACTTCTCAAGCCTGAAGCTGCTCGTGCTCGATCGCGCCGACGTCCTGGTCGGCCCGGAGCGCGATCGACTGCTCTACTGGCTCGACGATCTGGCCTACGCCGGTCAGATCGACACGGCGCTCGTGTTCATGAGCCTGAAAACGCCGCCCGGTGGCCTGCCGGAGGCCATCGAGGCTTTCTGGGTCGAGGGCGGTCAGGTCGCGCCGGCCGCGCAACATGCAATACGGGAGGCAGCGTGAGAGAGGACATCGAGAAATATCTCGCCGCGACGTCGAAAGCCACGGCGAAGGCCGTGGCGACCGGAACCGGGCTCCCGCAGCTCGACGTGACGAAGGAGCTGAACCGGATGCTCGGCGACGGGCTGGTCGAGCGCGAGAAGCGGGCCGGGGGCGGCAACGAGTACGTGTACTGGCTCGCGCGTGCAGTACAGGCGGCCGCGCCGTGCGCCGACACGCCGCCGACTGCTGCCGCGCCGGCGCTGGTATCGGTCGGCCTGGTCGAGAAGTCGTTGGACCCGAACGCCGGCGTCATCGACGTCGCGCGGATCATCGCGGACCTGCGCGCCGATGTCGAGCGCCTCACCGCCGAGCGCGACGCCGCGCAGCAGCGGGCCGACACCTGGCGCGCGAACGCCGCGGCACTCGAAGCGCGCATCGACGAGCTGACGCTCGGGCCGGTCGGCGCGCGTGCGCCGCTGTTCGTGACGGTCGGTAGGTACTGCAAGCCGAGGCGTCACGCGTCGCTCGAGAAGGCCCAGCGGCGCGGCAGCGCGCTCGTGCGCAGCGAGAAGGAATCCGAGGTGCTCGTGCTTGAGCCAGTCGGTCGGATCGTGCGCGGAACGCAGTGGATGCCCCGATAGCAGCACCGCCGCGCGCCTTCCGTGCCTCGGATTGCGCGGCGCATTCGGGCGGCTCGCACAGCGCCCGTTTTTTAGATCTGACCATGCAAACGACGAAGACACCGTGGAATCCATCACGGCGCGCGACCGCTCGCGTCAAGAATCCTCTGCCGGCTCCGACGACATGCCCATACGACGGTGGCCCCGTCGAGATCGTGAACAACTCGGCGATCTACGGCCGCGAGTACGGCGAGTGGCCGTGGGCGTTCCTCTGCCGCTCCTGCCGGGCATACGTCGGCCTGCACCCGTTCACCGCGATCCCACTCGGCACGCTGGCCGACGGGCCGACCCGTGAAGCGCGGAAACGCGCGAAAGGCGCGTTCAACGCAATTTGGCAGTCCGGCGCGATGACGCGCACTGACGCATACGTCTGGCTGGCTCAGCAGCTCGGGATCGAGAACCACGAGGAATGTCACATCGGCTGGTTCGATGTCGCGACTTGCGATCGCGTCGTGACTGTCATTCAACAGGAGTTCCCCCGATGACCGATATGCAAGACCCGCTCTGGCGCGCGCTGAAGCGCCTCGAGCACGCCGAGCTCAGCGACGACGACCGCAATCTGCTGCGCCCCGCATTCGCCGCTCTGCACGGCTCGCAGGCACTGCGAATCCCCGAGCAGATCGTGGCGCGCATCCGACATCTGGATGCGACGCTGACTAAAGAGGTGGCTCATGAAGCGCGATAGCTTCACGCTTTCTCTCGATCTAGGGAGCGAACTGATCGTCGACAACTTCGCTGGCGGAGGCGGCGCGAGCACTGGCCTCGAGCGCGCCTTCGGTCGACCGGTAGATGTCGCGATCAATCACGACCGTGAAGCACTCGCAATGCACGCGGCCAACCACCCGCACACCGCGCATTACTGCGAGAGCGTATTCGACATCGATCCGGTCGAAATCACGGGAAATCGACCCGTCGGCCTCGTATGGCTATCGCCGGACTGCAAGCATTTCAGCAAGGCGAAGGGCGGCAAGCCCGTGTCGAAGAAGATCCGTGGTCTCGCGTGGGTAGCGCTGCGCTGGTGTCTGAAAACGTCGCCCCGCGCGTTCATGCTCGAGAATGTCGAGGAATTCATGACATGGGCGGACGTGATCGAGATCAGCCCGGGCAAGTGGATTCCAGACCCCGCGAAGAAGGGCGAAACATTCGACGCATTCATCGGCATGCTGACGACGGGCGTCCGCCGCGATCACCCGGCGCTCGCCGAAGCCTGCGAAGTGCTCGGAATTCCGCTCGACGGACCTGATGCCGATCGCTTGGCAGCAGGCTTGGGATACAACGTCGAATACCGCGTTCTGCGAGCGTGCGACTACGGCACGCCGACGATCCGTAAGCGTCTCTTCGTTGTCGGACGTCGCGACCATCTGCCGATCGTCTGGCCGACGCCGACGCATGGCGATCCGAAGAGCGCGGCCGTGCGTGCCGGGAAATTACTGCCGTGGCGCACTGCCGCCGATTGCATCGACTGGTCGATCTCGTGCCCGTCGATCTTCGAGCGCGATCGGCCGCTGAAGGACGCGACGCTGCGCCGCATCGCACGCGGCATCATGAAGTTCGTCGTGAATAGCGACGACCCGTTCATCGTGAAGTTCTCGCAGAACAGCACGGGCCAGACGCTGGACGAGCCCATGCACACCGTCATGGCAGGTGCGCCGCGGTTCGGCGTCGTGGTACCGCACGTCACGAAGTTCCATGCGAACAGCGTCGGCAGCGCTGCGGACGCGCCGCTGCACACCGTGACCGCCGGCGGCGACTGCGCGCGGCCGGCCGGCGCGGCGCACGCGATGGGCGTGGTTGCCGCTACGCTCGTAAAGAACAATTTCGGCGAAACGCCATGTCAGGACGCAGCCGGCCCGCTGCACACGGTAACGACGCAAGGCAACAAGTTCGGCGTGGTCGCGGCGACGCTCGTGCAGACTGGCTACGGTGAGCGACCCGGCCAGGCACCGCGCGTGCCCGGTCTTGACAAGCCGCTCGGCACTATCGTCGCCGGCGCGGCGAAGCACGCCGCAGTGACCGCGTTCCTCGCGAAGCATTACGGCGGCGTGACCGGCACGTGCGTCGACGTGCCGACCGGTACCGTGACGACGTCTGATCATCACGCTGTCGTGACTGCGCAGCTTGTCGGATGTGGCGGCCGCGCCGGCCAGTCGCGCCCGCGCGATGCCGGCGAACCGTGCGCGACGATCACGAGCAAGGCCGACACGGCGGTCGCCGTCTCGCACATGGTCAAACTGCGAGGCACCTGCCGCGACGGCGCGCGCGTCGACGAGCCGCTTCATACCGTCAGTGCTGGCGGCATGCATCACGCCGAAGTGCGCGCATTCCTGATCAAGTATTACGGGAACGAAAAGGACGGCGTGGATCTCCGCGATCCGCTGCACACCGTGCCGACGCATGACCGGTTCGGCCTCGTCACGATCCACGGCGAGGACTACGCCATCGTCGACATCGGCATGCGCATGCTCACGCCGCGCGAGCTGGCCCGCGCGCAGGGATTCCCGGACAGCTACGTGCTCGACCCGGTCGTGAACGGCAAGCCGCTGTCGAAGTCGGCGCAGGTGCGCATGATCGGCAACAGCGTGTGCCCGGACGTCGCGACCGCGCTAATCCGCGCGAACTTCGCCCACGAACAGCAGCTCGCGTACGCGGCAGTCTGACCCACAGAGGACATCACCATGAACGACCAACAACAGAGCCGCGCTGATGCGCTGACGGTACTGGCTCGGATTGTCGAGCTTGACGACGGCAAGAACAGCATGGCGAACAAACCGCATCCCGAGCGCTCGCAAGAGTGGAAAGCCTATGCTGCGGAACTTCCAGAATTGCTTACGAAAGCCCGCGCCATCCTCGCCGCATCCCCTGTCGAGCAGCCCGCAGCAGCGCCGGCCTCTACCAATGAGACAGGCGCGGAAGGGCTCCTGCGGCGCGCACGTGAGGAACTGTCGTTGGTCGAGTGGGAAGACGATCCGCCGAACCGCGTTATCGCACTGTTCGACGACATCGAAGCATACGTGTCCCGCTCCCCCGCTATGGCGGCAGCAGCGCCGGCCGACGACGCGCGCGAATGCCTAATGGACGTGGTAAGCCACCATGACAACATCGTGGCGGGCTTCGCCGCTCAACGCCTCGCTGCCGAAGAAGCCCAAGACAGCGATACGGCCGGGTACTGGAAGCGCGAAATTGACGTGGCACATCGGATGAAGGCGCAGGCGGAACGTGCACTGGCGGCAGCATCGCCCGCTGCGGAGGCGGTGCCGGATGATTGCGACGTGCGAAAGATTCTCTTGAACGTTGTTCCGGGGATGGATGGTGAAGGTCACGAAGTCTACGCAAGAAACGTAGCGGACGTTGAACAGTTGCTTTCTGAAATGGGGGAGCGTCTGGATGCTTTCGAAAGTACCCCGCAACCCGCGCAGGCAGACGCACCTGTTCGAATCGAAGCGCTGCGGAAAGGGCTGTTCGAGGCACGAGATGCCATGCGCGTCATGTCGAATTGGGTGAAGAAGTCCGATCCGGGCGGCCATTCGTGGGCAGTGCGCATGGTTGATCGCGCGAATGCCGTATTGAACGGCGAGGCAGATGCAGCGCAGGCCGACGCACCGACAGTAATCGATGTGGGCGTCGATTGCTTGACGCGCGTGCGCAAGCTGATGACGCGGTTTGGCATTGCCGCCGATGAATCCATCGAAGGCTTCAGCGCATCGATTGAGGATCATCTCAATCGACTTGTCCGAGTCGCTAATGCGTTTTTGGACAAAGCCGACGCACCGGCAGAGGCGCGCGAGCCGATCGCGTGGGTAACTGATGACGACCGGGCAATCACCGCCGCGCAAAAGCAACGCGCATTGGCAGATGGTGGCGCTACCGCATCATCGGTGCGGCCGTATTCGATTCCGTGCTACGCCGTCAGCGCCCCCGCCGATGCGGGAGAGGCGGCAGCGTGGCGCTATCGAACGAGCGGCGATAACTGGTGCTATTGCGATGGAGACCCCGTCCATGTCTGCGACCGCGATTACGAAAAGCAACCTCTTTACACCGCCCCGCCCGCCGCGAGGGTGGCGAGCCTGACGAACAGCCAGCGCGAGGCAATCGAGTTTGCAGCCAAGACAATGGAGGCGCGCATGTTAAATGCCCATGCCTGTGTGCTCCGCGCCCTTCTCAATGGAGCCGACAAATCATGAACTGCAATTGCATAAGCGAGATCGAGATCAAACTGGCCAAACGCTACAGCGAAGAACTCGGCGTGGACGCTTCGGCCGACTGCCAATCGGCCGGATTCTCCATGTCTGGCAATTCGATACGCGCGATCCACAAGACCGAGTTCAAGATCGTCGCGCAGGCGAAAGGATTCACGCGCGGAAAGCTGATTCCGGTCATTTCCAGCTACTGCCCGTTTTGCGGCAAGTCAACTGCCGAGGGAGCCAGCCATGGCTAAGACGCAACTTGGAATCGCGCGCAGCAGCGTGCGCCCGGAATGGAGAATGCGCACTCATCCGTGGCTTGACATGAACACGCTCAAGCCGAAGTACAGCGTGCAAGTTCGAGAGCCCGAGATCAAAACGTGGGCGCATGTCTACAACGGCGATACGAACGAGGCCTACTTGTTCGATTCCCTGAAAGAGGCGGCCGCATTCATCAAGGCATTGCAAGAGGCCGACCATGACCGATAAGCCCACCGACGACTTGCTGCAACGCTGCCGCGAGCTTCTCGAATTGAATGAGAAGGGTGAATCCCAGCAAACCGCGCTCCGCGCCTTGGCAGCGACCTACGATCGCGAGATCACAGCGCATGACCGGAGAGCGATGGCGGTGTCGCGGACCCACCTCGAAGCGATGCGCGCGCTTCTAGCCGCCACGCAGCAGGCGAGCACCGAAATCGACGAACTCAAGTCCAAGCTCGCCTTCTACGAGCGCGAGCGTGAAGACCAAATCCGTTATCTCGCGGCTCAGTCGGAGGAAATAATCGCGCTCCTTAAACAGCGGATAGAGCAGCAGCTGAGCGACTGGAACATGCCGTGCGCGGCCTGTTCGACGCCTCGGGCTTGCCAGTATGACGGATGCCGACAGGATGCACTCACGACGCAGCAGCCGTGCGGAGAGGTGACGGACTACGTGCGTGTGCCGGCGCGCGTCGTCGAGTTGCTCGCGATCATCAACCGTGATGGTGTGATCAAGCGCGCCTCGGAATTGCAGGAAGTGTATCGGCTAATCAACGCCGCCCGAGCGGGAGAAAAGCAATGACCAAACTCTGGATGCTCAATATTCAAGGCCCGGACGATATTGTGGCCGCGCCGTCGAAGGATGAGGCCGATGCTGTTGCCGCCGCATTCAACACGTATTGGGGAGAATATCTCACGAAGCAACGAGCACAGTCGGTTGCTGATGGGCACGATCCAGACCACTGGCCGACTGTTACTGCTGTCGTTATCGAATGGGATGGAACCGCAGCCGAACACACGGAAAGCATCGCGAAATATTGGCCAGAGTATGCCGAGTATCTCAAGATAGACGCCGCCCGCACCCAAGGAGGCGAATCGTGACCACTCCCCGCATCAAGAACGACGACATCCTCGCGCAGCTCACGAGCGGCACGAAGACCATCTATCAGCTCGCATTCGCGCTTGGCGTTCAGCCTGCCGTTCTTCAATGTCGAGTCGACATGCTCTTTTATTCGGGCCGCGTTCGTATCGACTTGCGATGTACGAATGATCTTGGCTATTGCCTCGCACCGGCCGAACCACCGCCGCGAGCGACGCTCGATACACCGGTAGGTGAGCGACGCACCGGCCCGAACCTTCAATCGACGCTTGCCGGATACGATCGCGAATTCGCATGCCGCCGCGAGCTTGCTATGGCGACGAGGGCGCGATGAGTAAAGGGAGAAAACAGTCGTCAGAGCGCACGTGCTCGTGGACGCCCGCAGACTGCATGTCGGATATCTGGGAAACGTCCTGCGGTAAGGATGTCACGCTCGACGATATGCCGCAGGAAAACGGCATGCGCTACTGCTGCTACTGCGGTGGCAGGCTAAACGGAATTGCCTATCAAGGGAATGAGAGTGAAGATCACCGATGACATGCTGAAGGAAATGGAGCCGATCGTATCGCAATGGATCCGCGAGCGCGGCACGATGATGGATGGTGCGAGTTATGCAGCTGCGTTGGAACTGGCAGCGTACGTCGCAGCCCGCCGCACCACTACCGACAGGGACGCGGGCCTTGAGGAAGCAGCCGTGCTCATGGAGCAACGCGCGGACGAGATCGAAGCGTGCGGGGACATGATCGCGCATACGATATCGCGCATCTATCGTGACGAGGCCGAGAAGATTCGCGCTCTGAAGACCACTCCGACCGCCGCATCGAGTGAGGAAGGCAATGGCTGAGAACTTCGTGCACATTCACGCTCCAGAGCCAGTCGAAGAATGGTGTCAGGTCAACCTCTGCCCGACATGCGAGCGCCCGCGCCGCATGTTCGTTCGGTATTCAGGAGACCCATCATGAGCAAGTACAAGAAACTCGACGACCTGATCGTCGCGTCGATCGACGACACTCCGAAGAAATTCGCAGCCGTCAACACCGGCGCAGTGCGTGAAGAAAGCGAGCGACTCGCGCGCGAAGAATGCCGGCCGACCACATTCGGTGAAGTCGTGGGGTGGCGCATTGTTGATCGGTGCCTTCAGGCGGTGCGCAAGACCGGACAGATCCGCTCGACGTCGAAAGGATGGGTGCGAGCATGAAGGTCACCGACGGCATGCTGCCGGCGATGGAGGCGTTAACTACTGTCGGCTGAGATTACGGATGATGTTCCGCCCGAGCCCGACACCTACTCGCTTTGCCTCCTCCGCAGTGGCATATGCCCTGTCTGAATCATCGCAGCGCGGAAGCACCGGCTCCCCATCCCTGTAGATCTGAACGCTCAGAACCCAAGAGCTATTAGGCGCCGGCTGCTCACAATCGACGACAATTTGATAGCCATCGAACTCGTCGATGAAATGCTCAATGCCTCTGCGCATATCCAACCCCCGGGAAATTGATTGATCTTCGCTCGAGTGATCCGGGCACTTAAGCGTACCGCGTCAGCCACTCTTCCGAAAAATTCTTCGCATAGGAGACTGCTTCGGCCTCTGTGTCGAACTCGCCGAGTTTCCGAAACGCCGCCTCGCGGCTGAATCCCACCTTCGTCACTTCGACCTGCGCGGCGAACTTGCCGTCGTCGGTCGGGCGTGGCGTGCAATTCACTTTGTAGCCGCGCAATAGGAAAACAGACTTCATCGGTAGTACAGGTCAAAAATCGTGTGTGCCAACGCCGATCACGTTGCCGGATCGGATACCAAGTTTTGCGGCCGCCGCCGCGTAGATCCGGTCGCGTCCACGCTCGAACGCTTCCAATCGGTCGAACGCGCTGCCGTTCGGATCGCTGAAGTGATCCTCGAGCGCTTCGTGCGACACGCTGAAGCGTTGGACGTGGCCGTCCACTGTCAGCGAAAACTGAACGTCATCCCCGATCACAACCGGGGCCGTGCCTAGTGTCGGTTCGTACGCCACGGCGCTCTCCTTTCGAATGTTGAGGCAATCCTAGCATGAGCACGCGAACCATCATTGAGATCAACCACGACTTCCTGCTTCGACTGCTGGCCGATCCCCTCGGCCTCGCCGACACATTGCGCTCCGCCTGCTGCGGCCGTCAGGCCGAGCTGAACGACGACAACGGCCGCGGCCGACCGCTGGACCTCGGTGGCGGCATTCGTATCGTCTATCGCCGGCACCACAGCGAGGACGCGCGGTTCATCACCAAATACGTAGACATCCAGATATGAGCGCTCTTTTCTATCTTCAGGACAGCCGTTCGTTCGTAGGCAACGACGTGCTGTGGTGGGCACGGAACGGAAGCGGCTATACGACCGACCTGCGAAACGCGCACGTCTATACGCAGGAAGAAGCGCAGGCACGCCACGACGCGCGCGCGACCGATATCCCGTGGCCGAAGGATTACATCGACTCGAAGTGGCGGCCGGCCGTCGACGCCCAGCACATCAAGCGCGATGAGGCGCTCGCTGGCACCGGAATCACGCTGACCAAGCCGCGGAAGCAGCACGCCGACCGCGTGAACTGCGTCGGATGTGGCCGCTTCCTGCGCGACGCTGACCGTTATTCCCTCGACTGCCCTAACTGCGGCGCGGACAACAGACCATGAGCGAGAACAGCAAAATCGAATGGACGGACCATACGTTCAATGCGTGGATCGGCTGCACGAAGATATCTCCCGGCTGCGACCACTGCTATGCCGAGCGCGAGCGCGCCAGCACGGCACTTCGCGTGGTTTGGGGAGCCGGCAATCCGCGCCATCGCACAGCCGCGTCCACCTGGAACAATCCGAAGCGATGGAATGCAGGTCATGGGGAGTTCTTCGCGAAGCACGACCGCCGCCAGCGCGTATTCTGCGCGTCGCTCTCCGATGTATTCGACAACGCTGTGCCGCCCGCATGGCGCATGGACTTGTTCAGGTTGATCGGAGACACGCCGAATCTCGACTGGCTGCTTCTGACGAAGCGAATCGGCAACGTGCCGACGATGCTGCGCGAGATCGGCGTCGACCGACTGCCAGATAACGTCTGGCTCGGCGCGACGATCGTCAACCAGGAAGAGGCCGACCGCGACATCCCGAAGCTGCTCGCAGTGCCAGCGCGCGTGCGCTTCCTGTCGATGGAGCCTTTGCTCGGGCCCGTTGACATCTCGCGACACCTCGACTACTGCGAAAAGCTGGACAAGCACGGCATCAGCCGACGCGCCGGCGGTCAACACATCAAGTGCGACAAGCATTGCGGTATTTCCTGGGTGATCGCCGGCGGCGAAAGCGGCCCAGGCGCGCGGCCGATGCATCCGGAATGGGCACGCGATCTTCGCGACCAATGCGCGGCTGCGGGCGTCGCCTTCCACTTCAAGCAGCATGGTGAATGGGCGCCAGGCTCGGGCGACTTCGGCTCAGGCAGCGTCGAAACCGCCGCGATCGCCCTTGACGGCCGCGTCGCCGCCGGCGGCTACCGCGTCGAGGACTATCCGCGCGGCGCCGCGAGCGGCGACGGCTGGTCGATGGTTCATCGCATCGGCAAGCGCGCCGCCGGCCGGCTGCTCGACGGCCGCACACACGACGAATTCCCTAGAGCACCACGATGACTGTCTACGTCGACGATATGTACCGATACCCGGTCGGCAAGCTTGGCCGCATGAAGATGTCGCATCTCATCGCCGATACAACCGAAGAGCTGCTTTCCATGGTGCGCGAGATCGGCGTCAACCCGAAGTGGATCCAGCACGCGGACACACGTGACGAGCACTTCGACATCTCGATCAGCAAGCGTGCAGCCGCGATCGCCGCGGGCGCACTACCGATCACCTATCGCGAATGCAGTGCGATGAACAAGCGGCGCCGCGTGACTGGCGCGCTCGGCGCGCCTGGCGACGCGGTCGAGTGGCTCGAGCTATTCATCGCTGCCAGACGCGAATCGCGCGGCAGCACACCGGCAGCCGCAGCCAGCCTCGCGCACGACGATTTTCCGGAGCCACGATGAAATCCGAATTCAGAATCCAGCGGCCCGACGACGTGCCGATGATGCTCACCATGAAGATGACGCTCGGCGAGCGGAAGAAGCTCGAGGCGCAACTTGCGGCCACCTATCCGTCGTGGAAACTGTCGACCAGCATCGGCGAGATGGTTCGCCTTGCGACGACCACGTTCGCCGAAACGAAGGAGCTCGACCTGTGACCGAACGCCCTATTTTGTTCAGTGGCCCGATGGTGCGCGCCATCCTCGAAGGCCGGAAGACGCAGACACGCCGCGTCATCAAGCTGCCGCACAACAATCCGCTCGGCGCTTGGGAACCGACAACAGCCGGCGGCGGATCCGTGAAGTATGCCGGCGGAACGCCCGCGCCTGAACTGGCTGCGATCTGGCACACACGCACCGGCGATTGCTACGTCTGCCCTCACGGCGACATCGGCGACCGGCTGTGGGTACGCGAGACGCATGAAGTGCGTCGCATCGGCACGGAGACGTTCGAGGGCGGCCGCCCGATGCGGCGCTACGCCGGCATCGCGTACCAGGCCGACGGCGGCCGCGCCGAGGTCGACATCGACCTGAACACGTACCAGGCGCTCGACGCCAAGGAATCCCGTGGCTGGTCACCGTCCATCCACATGCCGCGGTGGGCGTCGCGCATCACGCTCGAGATCACTGACGTGCGTGCCGAGCGCCTGCAGAGCATCAGCGAGCCGGCCGCGCGCGACGAAGGCGTAACGATCGAGGACCATCACATGCACGGGTACTGCGCGGGCGTCTATCGCCCGCCGAGCATTCGCGCCTTTCACGATCTCTGGAACGGCCTGAACGCTGCGCGCGGCTACGGCTGGGAAGCTAACCCCTGGGTGTGGGTTGTTGAATTCAGGAGGGTCAATGAATCTCAAAAGCGGTAAACGCGTGAGCGCCAAGGAAGCTGCAGCCATCCTTGGTGTTCCGTACCAGAACATCAGTCGAATTGATCGTACCTGCTCTATCATCCAGCGCTTTCGGCTCGGGCACAAAACCTACGTCTACGATCTCGATTCGCTATACAGATACCTCGCATCATGCCAATCGAAACCATCACAAAAAATGGACGTCGGCGTTTCCGCTGGACGTTCGAGCGCGTCATTGAAGAAACGCGTATCCGAAAAACAAAGCTCATCCCTGCAGGACTTTCTGCGCGCGAAGCTGACGAGTTAGGCCGTCAATGGGACGCCGAGGTGTACGCGATCGCCACGGGCGCGCGAAAGCCGATCGTCACGATTGGCGAGTGCGTCCGGATCCACGTTACGGACAAGGGCTCCGAATGGAAGGACCGCAAAGGTCGGCTGCAAGTTTTGACCAAGTATGCTGCCGAATACGCGGATCAGGACGCACTTGACCTGTACGACTGGTCGATACGGTTCGCCGGATACATGCGCTCCAAGGTTGACCGCCAAGGGTGTCCCAAGAAGCCGAGCTCCGATGGAACGATACACAACACACTCGGCTACCTTCGTGCAGCGATCAAATACGCGCACAAGATCGGCAAGCTCGAGTACGACCAGACAGCAAAAATGGTCATCCCGAAGCAGAGTGACGAGCGCCATGTCTACAAGGTCCGTCGCGAAATGCTGGAAATTGCGCAAGCTTGTTCGCACCGCCAAACCCGCGCCGCCATCCGCACAGCGTTCTACTCCGGGATGCGCATGAGCGAAATCCTGCGCGCCACTCCGACCAAGGACGGCTTCTCCCTCGGCACGACGAAGAACGGGCGACCGAGGCTGATCCCGATCCATCCGCGGATCGCCGTTATTGCCCGGCGCGTGAAATTCACCGAGCCGGCCTGGAAGATCAAAGACGAGTGGATCAAGGCTCGCCGGAAATCGGGCCACCTGGGGGTACGGTTTCACGACCTACGCCATAGCGCAGCGTCGGAAATGATCAACGCCGGAATCGACCTCTACACGGTCGCCGGAGTGCTCGGGCATAAGACGACGACGTCGACCAAGCGGTACGCCCACCTGGTGACCGATCGGCTCGCCGAAGCCGTGAAGAAGATCGGGCGATCATGA